GGTAGACTGCGTAAGGGCAACAACTTACAATATCATTGTCCATTTTGCCATCATCACAAAATGAAGATGGAGGTATGTTTGGATGAACCAAATCAATGGCACTGTTGGGTATGTAATGCCAAGGGCAGAGGAATATATTGGCTGTTGAAAAAGATGAATGTTGGACAAGATGTTCTGACCAAAGTTGAAAACATCTTTGGTTCATCAGAACCAAAACACAGTCTTTCTGTTTTTGACGCAAAGATTCTTTCATTGACCAAAAAACAGGAAAGCGCCGAAAGCTCGGAAATGTTGAGTCTTATGCCAGAGTTCAAAAGTCTTGCTGAAAATGATGGTAGTAGAGAACACGCCATTGCTTTGAACTATGCTAAAAAGCGCAAGATTACGATGTGTGATATTATCAAATACAATATTGGATATTGCGCCAAGGGACCATTCTCAAACAGGCTTGTGTTTCCTTCATATGACAAGCATAACAATTTAAATTTTTACTCTTGTCGCAGCTATTATGATGATGGCTACAAATACAAGAACAGCGAATTCAGCAAAGATATTGTTGGGTTTGAAAACCTTGTAGACTTTGATTTTCCAATTTATCTCTGTGAAGGTGCATTGGATGCCATATCATTGAAGCGTAATGCCATTCCACTCTTTGGCAAGTCAATGAGTAAGAAGCTAAAACAGGCAATCATACAAAGCAATTGTCCAGAAGTGAACATTGTATTGGACGATGACGCTTTGGAAGATTCAATTAAAATTGCAGAATATGTCCGCAGCATAGGAAAAGAGGCTAAGATTGTAAAATTGGAAGGTAAAGATCCCAATGTTCTTGGATTTGCCAAGACGATGGAACAAATCAAAAAAACAGATCTGCTTGACTTTTCGTCAATGATCAGATTAAAGTTGGAATAATAATTTATGGTAGATACATACGAAACACTTGATATAGGCTTGGACAAAGTTGATTATGTTGTTCATGTCTCAGACATTCACATTCGCTTGACCAAACGCCATGAGGAATATCGTGAGGCATTTGCCAAACTATATAAGGAAATTGAAAATACACCAAAGAACACGGTTATCATAAACACGGGTGATACATTGCACAGCAAGGTTGATTTGTCACCTGAAGCTGTTCAACTTACCAGTGAATTGTTTCATAATTTGGCAAATCTTCGTCCTACCATTGTTATTGCGGGAAATCATGACTGTCTTCTTACCAATGTTACACGTTTGGACAGCATTTCTCCTATCATTGATAATCTAAAACATAAAAATCTGTTTTATATCAAAGGTACAAAATTGTTTGGCGCGGGAAATCTTCTCATCAACAACATGAGTGTGTTTGATGATCCTACCAAGTACATTCGAATGAAGAATGTGGTGAAGAAGATCAAGACAGCATTCGATACCAAGGTTGCGCTATATCATGGATCTGTGTTTAGCGCGATGACTGATGTTGGATATGAGGTTACTGACAAAACCGTATCAAACGAGTTGTTTGATGGTCATGACATAGCGATGCTTGGTGATATTCATATGGCGCAAAATTTACAGCAATATGATGCCTCTAATGAAAAACCTATCATACGATATGCGGGATCTTTCATTCAACAAAATCACGGTGAAGCATTAAGTGGCCACGGATTTTCATTATGGGATATTAAAAACAGAGCATATAAGCATATTGAAATACCAAATGATTATGGATATTTTACCATTGATATTGACGATGGTAAGTTGATCACAGACATAAGCGGTTTGCCAAGTAAGCCAAAGATGCGTGTAAGATGCAAAGAAACGATTGCATCGGAAGTGAAAAAGGTGATAAATGAGATCAAAAAGAACCACGAAATCACTGATATCATTTATATGCGAGTGGAAAGTGATGACGCCACCAAGGTTGCAAAAAAGCAAGCATCTGCCAATCTCACACAGATTACAAATCTTGATTATCAGAACAAACTGATGTCGGAATGTCTTAAGGTCAAATATCCTGAAATCATGGACGATGAAACTCTTGAGACTGTATACAAAATTAACAAGGATCTTAATTCATCATTGGACGATGACGATGTTTCAAAGAATATCAGATGGAAGCCAGTTAAGTTTGAATTCAGTAATATGTTCAGTTATGGCGAGGACAATGTAGTTGATTTCACCAAGCTTGATGATGTATACGGATTGTTCGCGTCGAATGCCAGTGGTAAATCTTCCTTGATGGATGCATTATGCTTTACAGTATTTGACAAGAGTGCCAGAGCATTCAAGGCAGTACATGTTCTTAATTCGCAAAAAATGAGTTTTAGCGGAAAATTCACTTTTGAAATCAATGATATGCAGTATGTCATTGAACGAAAAGGTTCACGTGACAAGAAAAATAATGTGAAAGTTGATGTAAACTTTTATAAGATTGAAAAGAATGAAAAGATAAGCTTGAACAGCGAAGCTCGCCGCAGTACCAATGAAATCATCAGAGATTATTTGGGAGATTATGATGATTTTGTTCTTACCACACTTGCTCTACAGGGAAATCAAGGATCTTTCATTGATATGGGTCAAACAGAGCGCAAAGAACTTCTATCACAGTTCATTGGATTGAATGTGTTTGATAAGCTTGCTGCCAGTGCCAATGACAAGATCAAGGAACTTACTGGTGCCATCAAAACTTTCAACAAGGAAAACAATCAGTCAAAAATTGAAGGAATGAAAACTGAGGTTGGATTATTGGAATCTAAACTAATTGATTTGAACGAGCAAAAGGAAAAGCACAGTGATGAATATGTGAAAATAAACGAGAAGATAAATACCGAGCAATCCAAACTTGTTAAGTTAGATAATGTTCCAACCAATGTTGCCACCTTGAAAAAAGAAAAGGAGACGTTGGAAATAAAAATCAAACAAGCAGTTGAAAGTGTTTCAAACATAGACAAAGAAATTCAGACAAAGAAAAAAGAATATGATGAAATTATCAGTAAACTAAACGAATTTCCATCGGACTTGAAAGAAAAAGCAGATAAACATGCCAGTTTGAATAGAAACAAGCAGCGGATTGAGCAAGAGATGGAAAAACTGAAACTGGTTGTCAAGGAGAAGCTCAATAAACTTGATCATCTATCAAAGCATGAGTATGATCCAAATTGCAAATACTGCTGTAATAATGCATTTGTCAAGGATGCTATGGCTGCAAAAAACAGTCTCAATGATGACAAAGAGGAAGCAAGAAAACTGTCAGTTTCATTGGCTGAAATAAAATCGCAGATAGAAGAACTTGAACAGTTTGTATCACAATATCAAAATAGTTCATCTCTGAAAGATCGTTCAAATATTCTGTCGTCATTTATTTCCAAAAAGGAACTCGAAAAAGCAACACTAAGCAATTTATTGGACAAGAGTAAAAACAGATCAACTGAAATTGAAAACCAAATTGAAATTTATGAACGCTCAAAAGAGATCATAGAAAACAATAAAGTTATTCTTTCTGTAATAACAGAATTAAAGTCAACTAGTAGCGATCTATCGTCCAAGCTCAAGAGCATTGAAAAGTCTCATGTTGATGCATACAGTCGAAAAGTATCAGTGTCTGATCAAATCAAAAACATCGAAGAGCAGATAAAGAAAATAGAAGATTATGAGAATGAAGTGGCCTCATATCAATATTACATTGCTGCGATTGGAAAGGACGGTGTACCATATCGCATCATATCAGACGCAATTCCAAAAATTGAACAAGAAGTAAACAATATATTGTCACACATTGTTGAATTCACTATGGAAATGGAAACAGATGGTAAGAATGTGAATGTGTATATCAAATATGATGATCGTAAATGGCCGCTTGAACTTTGTTCTGGTATGGAAAAGTTTGTGGCTGGTTTAGCACTTCGTGTTGCACTAATCAACATCAGTAATCTTCCAAGACCAAATTTCCTTGTGGTAGATGAAGGATTTAGTGCATTGGATGCATCAAATATGCCAATGGTTCATGCATTGTTTGATTATTTGAAGACCAATTTTGACTTCATTGTTGTAATAAGTCATCTTGATGCCATGAGAGATATGGTCAATAAACAGCTTGAGATCAGGAAGGAAAACGGGTTCAGTAAGATAGATAACACGGTTTAAGAGATATTTATAACCATAGGCGTATATATAAACCTATGGAACAGATCACAAGCACAGACACCAACTCAAATTCCTACTTTCTTTTATCAAATTTCAATGATATACTAAAAGCGGGAAAGAATGCGTTTGTAGTAAATCCTACGCAGTTTATTGTACCAAACACCGAGATAAAAGTGTTTGCGTATGATAGTAACAACAATCCACTACCTTGTGGTAAAGTAAAACCGACAGACGCGAGATTTGCCGAACAAACCAACACCGGCGATCTTTATTATGTACTCGTTTCATCAACAATACCATCTGGTGTTGGTAGAATAGAAATAGTTGGAACAGGAATCGATGCCATAGATTATGTTGGTAAAATTGCATATTTCAACAATCAGGCATATGCAGTATCAAACACTCAAAGATTGCCGTTGACTCAAGCGCCCAATTCTTCTCCATTCAAAAAAGTGACAGTAAATTGGACTAGAAACTTGTTGATAGATACAACAAAAGCCGCTGATTGTGAAGTTAGGTTTTTTGATTCACCTTATGTGGAAATAACTCCACAGATATATTCTGCTCCATTGTTTCCAACGGATTCATACAGACTTGCATCAGGTTCATTTTCGTCCATTGCAATTGTTCCAAAACACAATGCAAATGGTGATTATGATTACCAATTTGATACTCCAATTTACCAACTATATTTGAATACAGGCACCAAGTTCAGTTCTTCGATGGAACATGAAGAAATAAGAATAAAGAGTCCAAGTGTTAAGAATTTCATTTATACCAACCAAACAAATAACCAAGTTACATTTGAAGGTCAATTAAATACAGATTTCACGGCAACAATACGAAAAGTAATAAATGACACCACTCTATTATTGGATATACCATTCTCTACAGTTTCGGATATTATTGAAAAATCAAACACCGATTCTGTTTACAACAAGAACAATTTGGTAAACATAAAAGGATATAATGCATCAGATGATGCAAATAGACAAACTGTTTATCATAAGAAAAATTTCTACATTTTAAGCATGGATAGCGGTGAGTTTGAAATTTTTCATAAAAATGTTCCCACAGAATTGCCTCGCGCCGTAATTGTCGGATCTACAACTAATAAAAAATCATTACTTAGCATAGATTGTAGTAATCTAAGATTGTTGTGTGGAAATTTGTCATCATACAAGATATATGGAAAAAGTTTAAATTCTCCGCAAAGTAAAACACTACTTTGTGATGGTAAAATAGAGCCTAGTAATTTGATATATTCAACCAATTTCGACAATGGGTTGTATGGCAACCCGAACAAATTTTACAACGCAATCCATCTGTCAAAATATTGGATATCGTCCAGTCTTAATATCACGTTTGAACAATCTCATACTACTTTGATAGATGGAGCAACCATCAGCCACAGCGATAATCTATCACAAACAGACTATGTTATCTTCAAAGATAATACCACATCTGGGAGAACTTCTGCTTATATAAGTTATTCACTTGGATCTAATTCATATTGGTATGCAAAATCTCCAGCGTTTGTTAATTTTTCTGTTTATCCAACCGCCTCATACTTGGGAATAACAAATATATCAACACTATCTGCATACGAAACCTCTCAAGAAAATTTAATATCCGGCTCGATACACGACAGCAATCCAATAAAACTTCAAGCCAACACATTGTATGAATTTTCCACATATGTAAAATCGGCGGCATCAAATACTGAAAATTCAATTTTGTATGTGTATTTCATGAGTGGAACCGACAAAATTAAAATTGCAGAAATAGATAGTACTTTTAATTTTGGTGGTAATGAAAAATACAGATATACATTTTTCAGCGAAATTGAAAGGTATGGAACGATCATATTAGTTCCCGTTTCTGGAAATTGGACTGTTTCTGATTTGGGTATATATCCATATCAAAATTTAGATTACAGTCCAGATAGTTTTAATGTCAAAGTTCCTTTGGCTGTTTCGGTTGAAAATGAATTGTATGAAGTGGAAGTTGAGTTGTATGATGAATCATCAAGATTGGCTTATGGTAGAAATTCATATACATTCACATATAATAAAAAGTTTCTTCCACTAAAAAAACAAATATTTGTAGATCCAAGCGGCATAACTATAAATTGAAGAAGATATTATTTATTTGACAGATACACAAAATGTTATAACATAATCCGATATGAAAATAGTTTATATTTCTCCACACCTTTCAACGGGCGGATGTCCACAGTTTCTATTGAAGAAAATTCAAATGTTACATATGGACCACGAGGTGCATTGTATCGAATATAATGATCATGGGTGTTTTACTGTTCAAAAGAATCAGATCAAAGAAATTCTTGGTGATAGACTTTACAGAGTAAATGATCGCAAGGAGGAATTGCTGGAAATTATTGATAGAGTTCAGCCAGATGTGGTTCATTTGGAAGAAATGCCAGAATATTTCATGGACAAGAGTATTGCGATGAAATTGTATAGCAAGGATCGAAAATATAAACTCATTGAAACATCCCATGACAGCAGCTTTGATCCAAAAAACAAAGGATTTTTTCCAGATAGATTTATATTCGTCAGTAAGTTTCAGGAAGAAACCATGAAAGTTTTGGGTATTCCAAGTGAAGTTTGTGAATATCCTATTGTTATTATTCCAAGAAAGCCGCGTGAAGAAGCACTGAAAGTATTGGGGCAAGATCCAAAGAAAAAACATGTAGTTCACGTTGGGTTATTTACTCCAAGAAAAAATCAGGCCGAGATCATTGATTATGCCAAGTCTCTGATCAATTATCCAATACAATTTCACTTTGTAGGAAATCAAGCTGAAAATTTCAGATTCTATTGGGAACCGTTGATGAAAAATTTTCCAAAGAATTGCACTTGGTGGAATGAAAGAAAAGATGTTGGCAATTTTTACCAAATGGCAGATCTATTTCTATTTCCATCAAAGGATGGTATTGGAGACAAAGAGACAAGTCCATTGGTGATACGAGAAGCAATATCATATAACATTCCCACACTTATATACAATTCTCCTGTTTATATGGGAATGTATGATAAGTTTGATGCTGTGGAATATTTGGATCAAAATAGCAAAGATAACAACGCGAAGAAAATATTGGAAATGCTCAGTATTGATTTGAATGATATTGTTCCGATTGAAGCAGAAAAGGACGAAGATATCAAGATTGATTATGATCGCGCAGACAATAAGATAAATGTCTCCAGTCGTATCCAAATTGAAAATGCCCTACTATCAATTAAAGAGTTGGATAGCAAGCAAGTATTATATGCAGCGCCATACAACCCATTACACAAAGATATCAAGTATTGGATTATTCCTGTGCCCAAGGGGTTCATGGATTTTGAAACAGATAAATACTTTGGTGGTATATTGGTTGAATTGTACAGCAATGATAAGCTCATATACACCAAGGAATTCAGAATCAAGTATCCAGATGTACTAAAACCTTCTGTGGTGTTAAAGAACAACACATCGCCTTCATACAGCAATTATATGGAATTTTTTGTACACAAGATATATGATCGTTATCTTGCCAACAAGAAATTTGACACCGTGGTTGATGTTGGTGCCAATATCGGATTATGGTCCGAATATATCAGACGCTCGTCAACTTGCCAAAAGATATACGCGGTCGAGCCTAATATCCAAGCATTGGAGATATTGACCAACTCTTTTACAAACAATGAATTTATTATTGTGGACAAAGCTCTTACAGATAAAGATGGCGAGTTGGAATTCTTCGTAGACAACAACAATTCCACAATTGGCGCAACAACAAAACAGGGAAGTCTTCAAAACTCATACAAAGTAAAAGCGGTGTCGTTCAAGACATTCCTAAAAGAGAATGACATCAAACATATTGACTTGTTCAAAATGGATATTGAAGGTGGTGAATATTCATTCTTTGAAAGCATGCAGAGCGAAGATTTGAACAAGATTTCCAACCTTATGATTGAATTTCATCTTGGAAACGGAAGAACGATGGAAAAAGATGTCGCGATTCTTGAAGCACTTTTCAGAGGTGCTGGGTTCAAGAGCTTTATTTCAAAGGAACATGACTTGGGTGGATTTATCTTTGCAACCAAATGATGTATGGAATGGTCTGAAATTACAACAACATACCTTTCTGGGCTTGTAGGTGGAATAGATGGTGTATTTCACGCGGGTGCTCATGATGGTGAAGAAATAACCGAGTATGTCAAATGCGGCATAAATAACATTGTTTGGGTCGAAGCCAATTACAGAACACTCAATAAGCTGATAAACACCACATCAAAGTATGGAAGAAACCAATTTTGGTATTCACATTGCCTATCCGATGTTGATGATCAGATCAATGTGTTCAACATATCCAACAACGATGAAAGTTCTTCCATGCTTGATTTTGGAAAAGATCATAAAGAGCTTATGTCTCATATCGTATATGTTAGCAAACAATATATGCTTACCAAGCGAATTGACACATTAGTCAAAGAACAAAAAGATTTTGATTGGAACAGCATCAATTATTTGGTAACAGATTGCCAAGGATGTGATTTGAAGGTGTTGAAAGGATGTGGAAATTTGCTTGCTTCTCCAAATTTGAAAATAATCAAAAGTGAAGTTGATGTGAAAGAAATGTATCGTGGTGGATCAACGGAAAAAGAAATTGGAAATCACTTATCTCAGTTTGGTTTTGAGCTTAGATTTTGGTTCAATGCAAATGGTGGTTGGGGCGAACGTTATTGGTTCAGAAATTAATTATGGACGAAAATACATTCATAGACATATGGAATGAGTGCTGTGAGTTCAATATTGAACAGAAGCCAGAGGAATATAGGCAGTTACTTGAACTGTTGGAATTAAAATGTAAAAAAGGAGCAGTGTTGGAAATAGGTTCCAACTATGGCGGAACTACGGTTGGATTTTGCAGAATGTTCAACAAAGTTATAACCATTGACATAAAACACGATCCAAACTTTGACAAGTTAAAATCCAAGTATTCTGGATATCAGTATGTGTTGGGAGACTCCAAGAGTAATGACATGTTGGAGTATATCAAGAGTCTTGGCATCAAGTTTGATTTTATCTTCATAGATGGCGATCATTCATATGAAGGCGTGAAAAACGATTATGAAAAATACAAGCAGTTTCTTGCTCATGATGGTTATATGGCATTTCATGACATTGTGTATAGCCAAGAAAACGAAGCAAATAATTGCAGAGTAGATAAGCTATGGAATGAATTTGATTCGTATGGTTTGGAAAAGTATATGTTTATTTCGTCGGCAAAAACTCATTCTTATCGTACAGACCAACTATTCTACACATTTGTCAACAATCGACCATATTCATCATGGGGAGGAATTGGTGTATTAAAGAACACTCCTGTAGCTGTGTTCTGTCACAATTATTTGGCAAATGGATGGATTGATATTGTGCAAAGTCAATTGAGCAAATTGATCAATTCTGGATTGTATAAGAGAGCGGACAAAATTGTATATGGAGTATTGCCAACAGATGAAATGTCTTATTCTGCATTCTTGGCTATGATAAGACTTAGGGATGTTGACAAGAAAATTGAAATATATCGTTACAGCAAAAACATGTATGAATATCCTACGCTCATACATCTTCAGAATTATTGTGCCAATAATCCAAACGCGCATGTTTTGTATTATCATGCCAAAGGTACTTCACGCAAGTATGATACCAACATAGAATCTTGGCGCGAATGTCTTGAGTATTTCAATATAGAATTGTGGAGAAAGGCTGTGAATGATCTTAATATTGGCAACCATGATGTATGTGGAGCATTGTATGTTACTTGGTTTGCTTTCTTGGACAAAGTGTTTACAAACTATTATTCTGGTAATTTTTGGTGGTCTAGTGCAAAATATATAAACACATTGCCAAACTTGTCCGCCAAAATGATTGAATCAAAAATGGATAGAGATGTGCCAGAAAGATGGATTGGGTATGGAGCACATAGATGGGCAAACTATTATAACGAAAATGTGTCATCTTGGTATGAACATTATTTCGATCCCAATATTTATAGACAGGTAAAATAAGTTATGTACAAAGGTAAAAAGGTTATACTCACAACCACAGCGTGCAGACGCCCACAATTGCTGTATATGGCAATCAAGAGTTTTGGAGTATTTTGTACAGACAAAGATGTTATAGATGAAATTTATTACTTGGACGATTCATCATCTCAAGAAGATCGTAATTTTGCCATAGAAACATATACAAAGTTTATTGGCAAACCTGTTATATTCAGATTTGTTGAGCGCGAAACATTTCCAGACAATTATAGACATGCCAGAATGCTCAATATCTGGAGAGAATGTGTTATTGAATCGAAAGCCGATTATGTGTTTCATCTTGAAGATGATCATCGCATGTATAACATGCTTACTATAGGCCAGCCTATTGATATCATGCAAAAATATCCAGAATATGCATACATCGGATATTGTCACAGTTGGAAACATTTTCCAAAAGGCATGGAGCCAAAAAGAGTAATTGGGGATTTTTGGGAAACTGTATATTTTGATGATCGTCCAATAAATGATCACTTGTTTATGGATGACGCTATGGCTATGCAGACTGGTCCAGAATGGTGGATGTATTATATAAATTGGCCATATTTTTCATTGAGGCCGGGCGTGCATGATGCAAAAAAACTTTTATCGGTGGGAGAATTTTCAACGACATATGACCGCGAAAAAATGAGTGTAGAACTTGAATTCGCCATCCGTTGGAAAGATATGGGTTATAAAAGCATGATGAGCAAGAATTTTACTTCACTTCATACTGGACAAAGTCCCGAACTTAGTGCATATAAGTTGAACGCATCTGCCAGATAAACATGAGCAAACCAATCAGACTAACTGTTATAATTCCTTGTTACAACTTTGAAAAGTATGTAACACAAGCTATCGATTCTGTGTTGAATCAGAATGTGAACTTTGGTATTGAAGTATTGATTGTGGATGATAATTCTACTGATAATACTTTCAACATCATAAATCAAAAATATGGATCAAACAATTTGGTGAAGATACATCAGTCTCCAAAAAATCAAGGAATAACAAAGAATCTCAAGGACATGATGGATAAGGCGCTGGGCCAGTATCTGTATACAATGGACGGCGATGATTTCATCATTGATATGAATTATCTTCAACGTGCGGTTGATTTTTTGGATAATAATCCAAAATATTCATTGGTATGTTCTGGCTACAAACTTTTATATAACGATGGAACGATGTATCCCACAGAGGACGATCCTGCCGTATGGTCTGCTCCACGTGAAGACATATATCTCAATGATTTGCTCTCGGTGAATTATATTTCATTTGGCAGAGTATTTCGTAATTACAAGAATATCATAAAGCCTTGGATGCACGATGAACTGCATGAAGATTGGACTATCAATGCGGAAATATTGAAGAACGGCCCAGCCAGATGTGACAAGAATTATACAGGAATTTACAGAATAACAAAAGCTGGTCGCATAACTTCCATGAGCGAAGGACAGGTACACGAGAAGAACAGAAAAACTATTGCCGCCATAAAGAGCAATCTTACACTGAAAACAATATCAATTGTTGATTCATTTGTACACAATGAAAATGTTAAAGTTAAGCTTGAGAGATGCATTAAATTTTTGAAAGAGGATGGGCATGAAATTTTGCTGGTGTCCAATACTCCTGTGGATAAGCATATTATACAAGATGTAAAATTTTTCATGTATGATAGCAGAAATCAACTATTCAAGCAGGAATATGAGACAAAAAACACAGTTGATTTTTGGCGTGCATTGAATGGTAATTTGGAAGTACATGATATTGTTACCGCAGTGCAAAAGCACGGTCTCAGTGTTCTTATCAATCTATTCAATGCACTACATTATGCAAAACAACAGGGATATACACATTTTCAAAGATTTGAAGTCGATGATTTGTTTGGTGAAAAATCAAGATCTTGGATCAAGCGAGTTCCAACATATGTACTTGAAGAAGATAAACGAGGATTGATATATTACAATTATGAGAATTCTCCTTCTGATATTTCGTTTCACTATTTCTTCTGTGAGATAGATTATTTTCTAAAGAAGATAAGCCGCATAACTTGTGAGGAAGATTATGTGAAGTATCTGCATGACTATTATGGTAACAAGGAATTCAAGATTGTAGAAGTATTCATGTATGATCAATTAAAGAAGAATGGCGACAAGGAAATATTACAGAAGACTGGAAGAGAAATGAAGATTGATTTTTTCGACACGAAATGGAACACAGAAACTTCCGTAAGTAATTTTGAAACAACATTCTTTGGCTGCACCACCAAGGTGTATGAAGCTAGAAATTGGAATTCTGTGGCCAGAGAGTTCAATAAGAGGGACGATTATGTGTTGGTAACATATTCATACAATGATACACCTATAAAACGCATAATTGATGTTGAAAAACATGATGGTACCAGAGAAACAATCGAGCAGTCTGTACATGCAGCTGGTAGTTGGGTATGGCATGTTCTGTCGCCAAATTCAAAAGCAGTTTCAGTTTATCAAGACGGTAATCTATTATACAATCAACAAATAAAAAATCTTGAATCTTGGGCTGGATTCAGAAGCTAACAATATGAAAGTAATTAATGTAAATCCGGGCATACTTCCCATTCCACCAAATGGATGGGGCGCAATCGAAAAAATCATATGGGATTATCATCTCCAACTGCAAAAAATTGGAGTACACAGTGAGATAAAATACCTTAACGAAATCGAATATGACGATAGCACAATTGTACACGTACATGTGGCAAATTTGGCTAACATGTTTCACGAGAAAGGTGTACCTTATATTTTTACTATCCATGACCATCATGCATATGTTTATGGAAAAGATTCTCCAGTATTCAAAGAAAACTTAAAAGCCATAGAAAACAGTGTATTTTCATTATCACCATGCAAATATTTGCTTCCATATTTTGGTAGCAAAAAACTAAGATATTTTAGTCATGCTGTAAATACCGATGTTTTTACATTCAATAATCGTCATAGACACAATCCACTGAAATTGCTTTGTGTAGCTAATAATGGATATGCATATAACCAAAGTGTGGATAGAAAGGGATTTGGAATTGCAATACAAGCAGCAAAAGAATTAGGTCTTCCAATCACAATTGCTGGGCCAAAAAATAATGACAACTTTTTCAAGACCCTTGACCCAGAACTAAACAACTATTCCAAGCTAACAAAACTGTATGATTTGGATGAAAAATGGTTGGTAAATTTGTACAACGAAAACGATCTGTTCCTTCATTTCTCTGAATTGGAAGCTGGACATCCGAATCTAACATTATTGGAAGCAATGGCGTGTGGTCTTCCGGTTGTTGGAACTTTTGAGGAAAAAGAGTATGATGGCATGGTAGTTTCCGAAAGAAAATTTGAAAATGCCATAGAATCAATTAAATATGCTGATCAAAATTATGATTTATTGAGAAATCATGCATTAAGCAATGCAAATAAAAATTCATACGCTAACAGAGTACATGGTTTGGTCAAACTATACAGTGAATATAGAGAGCGTATTTTCAGCAAGCAACTTGAAGTTGCATACAGTAACACCAAGATAACATATACTGAAGCGAAAAATAGAATCAAAGTAACATTTGATGACGGTGCAAAAGTTGATATATCTGGTGCAGTTCAGAAAAAATACAGAGTAAAATTCATAGATGGTCTTACCAACATGGTTGTATATCAAACTGATATATACAACAACATGTGGGCCACTACAAATACCAAGTACTACAACAAGTGGTTGGTAGAAGTGTTTGATATCACCGACGGCATTGAAGTGTTGGAATATTCCGAGGCAATGGATCTAAAGAATCGCACAGTAAAAGTTGTATTCGACAGTGAAAGTTTGGGAGATATTCTTGCGTGGATCGGCGCCGTCGATGAATTTCAAAATAAACATCAATGCAAGATGTATTGTGTGATATTCAACAAGTACTTGCGTGCTTTACTTGAAAAAAATTATTCAAACATAAAATTTTTGGCTGTTGATGTTTACGCCGAAGAATATTATGCAAAGTATAAGATAGGATGTTTTGATTCAAATGGATATCATCCATATATTCCAAAGGATCCGCGCACATTGAATTTGTGTTCAATTGCAAATTGTATTTTAGGTTTAACAGATGTTGAACATAAACCAAAGCTGAATATTGACAGAAAGAAATACAGTAAAAATAAGAAATATGTATGTATTGCTGTGCAAAGTACATGTCAGGCAAAATACTGGAACAATAAGAATGGTTGGAACAATGTGGTCAAATATCTTAAATCTCAAGGATATGAAGTATGGTGTATAGACAGATTCAACAGCTTTGGCACCAAAGATAATATGAATTATATACCAGACGGTTGCATTGATAAGACCGGAGACTTTCCGTTGGAAGAACGCATGGCTCAGTTGGCTGGTGCAAAATTTTTCATTGGACTAAGTTCTGGTCTTTCGTGGGTGGCGTGGGCGGTAGGTGTGCCAGTTGTAATGATTAGTGGATTTACAAAGGCATATAATGAGTTCTATACGCCGCATCGTATCATAAATGAAAATGTATGCAATGGCTGTTGGAACGACGTTAATGTGAAGTTTGACCGCTCTGATTGGTTATGGTGTCCATATAACAAGAACTTTGAATGTTCTACTCAAATATCTGTGGATAGAGTGCTGTCTGAAGTTAAAAAGTTGATATAAAAACCCATTGATATATATTTATATCATATGGACATTTCTATAACCAATCTCAAAAAGTATGTTTTTGAGCCTAAGACAGAGTCTTTGCGACTAAAGCGTGCCAATGAGATATTGGGGCAGGGAATGATTGCTACGGAAAAAGTGGATGGCACAAAACTTACTCTTGTTCGTACTAATCAGACTGATCCGAATGATTATACCAAGAATTGGGTTGTAGCATATAAGGGAACTGTATTATATCCAAAAGAGTTTGCATACCTTACTCCACAGGGAAAAAAAGATATATCTCAATCATCTGTTGGTATAGGCCAATATGCTTTGATTTTTGATCATTTGGAAAAAATCAATAACAAGATTGCTAGTATTCCAAAAAGCACGGAGTTCAGTGTTGAATTTGCGCAGAACAAGGATACTCTCACAAGAACATATGTTCAGAAAGGTGGAATGTTCTTAAGAAGTTATGGTGAGGTGTCATATCGTATTGTTGGTGGTGGGTTGAATACTGTTCCGAAACAAGAGATCACAGACTATACCAACGTAAAAAGAATGGCAGATCTTTTGGAAATTAGCGCGTTTCCTATTTTCTTTCAGGGCAAAATAACAAGAGAAAATGTAGCAAAATATCCATCAATTGCGCCAAAAATGATGAGCGCCGATTGGAATAATCCATTGGATGTGTTAACCAAGTTTTCTGATGCTATGCTGTCTATACCATCTACTCTTGGTGGTACAACGGAGGGCGTGGTACTGAAACTTGATAATGGAAGCTTTTACAAAATTGTTCAAGCTGACCAATATAGCTCTGATGTAAGAGGTGCTAAGAAAGATTTGTATAAACTTGAGCCAGAAGCGGCCACATCATATTTCCAACAGATCAGAGCACTTATTCAAAAAGTATTTGATACCATTGGCACGGATGGAAAGACAGAAGAAGATATCATATCCGACACAAACTTTTACATTGCCAAAAATGAAAAAAGCTTGGCTAAATTTTTTGATGCATTGCAGAAGATTGCTGGAAACAAAAAGAACCTCGTACAGATCAAGGATGATATTCACGACACTGTTCGTCTTATGACTTCAAAGCAGGAACTCCTTGGGTCAAAAACAAAATCAATCGCGCTTCTTCCTATTGCTGGCAAACCACTACACATTGGACATTGGAAACTGATTGAAAAGGCGGCAAATGAAAATGATAATGTTGTGGTCTATACATCAACAACCGACCGTGTGCGTAAAGGAGAATTTCCGATATATGGCGATGATTTTGTGCAGATATGGAGTGATATGCTCATTCCATCATTGCCAAAGAATGTAAAAGTGAAATTTGTTGATTCTCCATTAAGATCTGTCATGCATGAACTTGGATGGTTTGAACAAAGACTTACTCAAGACGCTGCAAATGTACCAGTCATTAATCTATATTCAGACAAAGAGGATATTGAAACAAATTTCAAGCAAGAAGATCTGAACAAGTATCCAGAATTATTGAAAGCTGGAAAGATCAATAAAGTTGGCGTAGAAAGAACAAGTACGGTCAATGTCAGCGGCACAAAGATGAGAGAATTCTTGCAGAACAATGACAAGGACTCCTTCATGAAATATTTACCTCCTATATCAACCAAGGATAAAGAACAAATATGGAATATTCTTTCATCTCGCAGACCAAGTGATCTTGCTGAAATAAATCCATACGCTGTATTGGCTGAAAAACTGATTAATGAAGTTGCAAATGAAATATTGAATGAAGGCGGATGGAGAAATCCAGAGACACAAGAATGGGAAGTTACACCAAAGATGGTGGCAAAGATCGTGGAAGACACTAACAAATTTTTGAATGATTTCAATGCATGGTCTGGATTATCCAAGTTGTCAACCAAAGGTCCGACAGGAAGTGGAAAATATTACAAGAACGACTTGAATGATCCAAGTATAACTTATGGAGATATTGATATTCAACTTGTATTGCCCGTTGAAAGCAATGAAAGAAAAAATCAATTAGAAGCCAATAAAATTTTTGGAGACAAGATCCGTGAGTTCATAAAGACCAAAAAACCAAGCTATATTCACGACGCAACAAATGATCCAGATTTTGGAATTGGATACTTGATATTCAATGTGGATGGTAAAAAAGTTCAAGTTGATCTTGTACTATCATATACTGTTTCAGCTGATTGGACGAGTGTAAGAACAACGCCAGAAAAAGGATTGAAGGGATTTGTCACAGGAATGATGTTAAGTGCATTGAGTGACACATTGAATGTTGTTCTTGGGTCAAGCACCAATCCGTATATCAACACTGTTGATGGAAAGGTTGTATCATCCTCAATCAAGAAAGATGCTGTGCAAAAATTCCTAAAGCCAAATGAAGTATTTGCCGAGATTGTACGATTTTATGGTGAAATGGCGGACATTGAAAACCCAGACTTATCTTTATTGGTTGGTTATATGGGCCTTGATGCCAACGACCCTTCATTAAAAAAGAAATGCCAAACCGTGGTTGCTTTGGCAAATACACTTGAAAAGAATGGAATATTTGACGCTGGAGTCATAACCTCCAAGGATGGTATAACAATCAAAAGCAGAAAACAATTTGTTGATCGCGTAAGAACCACATACATCGATATGATGCAGCGAGCAAAAACAGCCAAAAAACTTGAAAAAGCACAAACACCAAGCGCCATGAGAACAATAGAAAAAATAAAAAATCATGCTGATCTGGGAATACAGATGGCAAACGAACTTATTAAAGAACATTATACACTTCTGATGGAATCTGGTAAATCCATAGCCGCCGTGGACCCAAAAACGCCAAAGATGGTAAATGGTCAGCCAGCACAGGCAACAACCAAATTAAGAATTGTTGATCCGCAGGGCAAGGATGTGCATTCAGCAGTGTCAAAGGACATCAAGGAACTTGTGTATGTATTGAATGCCAAGGTCGGTTTTTGGAAAAAGAATAATCCGTACATTGAAAATGGATTTATATTCAATGGTAGTTCACAATTTCTAATGGATCCAAACAAGTTTGGTGTGTTGAGCAAATACAAAGATTCTTTTGGTGACATAGATGTTATCATTCCAAAATCAAAATTGGATGCTTTGACATCATTTTTGGACAGCATTGATGACAATAAAGCTGATTGGAATCCGACAACTCAAAACAGATTGTCTAGTAAGTTTTATTATGTTGGACGCACGAAGAGTTATGCATCCATTCCAGATCAACTTGTAACACTTTGGTATTATGATCCAATGAAGCAAGTTGTTCAAGTGGACTTTGAAGGTGATGAAATGTTTCTTGATCCGCAAGGATATGAAAAGCCAAGCGAGTGGACAAAATTCAGCAAAGATTCTCCGTGGGAAGATTTGACCGTAGGTATCAAGGGATTGGCTGGGGCATTAATGCTTCGCTCATTAGCAAGAGCAACAACAGTATTACCAAATGCAGTTGTGTTGACGCCGGGCGCAGTCAAGAAAGTTCAGTCTGGTGCAGTCAAGGAACTTACCGATAAGGAAGTTACTAAAGCAGCACAGCACAGTATTCCATCTGCATACACATTAAATACTGGCGGTGGTGGTACTGGTATACGTAAGGCATACGAATTAGTAAAGACAATGCCATATAATGGGAAGATGGTTGATGCATATAGATTTGTGGAAGCCAAAGAAACAAAACCAGAAGACAGAATCACGGATGTTGGCAGAATATTTGAAATATTGTTCAAAAAGAAAGCATCGCCTGAAGAAAGAGCTGAATTTCGCAGCTATCAGGGACTGTTAAGACTAATGAAGAAATATTTGGACAAGAAAACCATCGACATTGCTATGAATAGATTCACGGAAGTTTTGGCTGGCGAAGGTTTAAATCCAAAGGAATATGCTTCTGTGCAAAAGGCTACGAAAGATATTCTTGGATTGTCTATATAATAAAATACGCGGCAACCTATTATGAACTTTGCCGCATATATATCTTAAAGGTTTTATAATATGAAGAAAAATATAGATATTGTCAGAGATTATTTGAACGGTGAACGCCCTGTGATACAGGTTGGATATCGTGGTGATATGGACAAATATATCATCAGAAAAGTTGGAGAACGTTGGACTGATTCCAGTGGAAAAGAATGGGAACAAAAAGATTATGGACCCGTTGCCGTGACGAGAGTTTCGGATATTATCCGCGAGGAAATGAATGATAAATGTGTATGTTGTAAGAAAGAAATAAGATGGGGAACAAGACAAGATCGTAAAATGTATTATCGTACAAAGAAATGTTTGGATTGTGTTGTGGAAGAAGAAACTCAATTAAAAATCAAAGGAAAATACAAATTGTACGAAACCAAGAAACTGCTTGAGAATGAACTATCGTATTTAAATGATATTCGACAGAAGCTAAAAGAGAGCAAGGATTATCTTGAAAGTGAAGATTCAAAGACCCTTACATGGGCAAATTCAACAGGTATGGTTGAAGAATGGAGTAATGAAGCAAGAGGAGAATTACTTGAAAACGTCAAAAAAGATTTTGTGACTTGTTTGAAAAAAATAAAAGCGGCTGAAAAGGAGTTGAAGAAAGTAGATGGAGAAATTAGCAAAGTTCTTACCCCAAGCTGATGTAATTGATGCATTGGCTCATAGGGTGAAATCAAGATTTTCATCGTCCGATGGGAAATGTGAATACATGGCCCAAGAACTTGTAAAGGAACTAAGAAGCAGAGGAATAAGAGCGGAGCATGTGATGGGGATATTCACATTGGATGAACCGGGAGCATGGAAATATAGATCGGATGAAGATGAAAATTTGGATGAATATCAAGTCAATCACGATTGGGTAAATGTTGAAGGAAAAATATTGGATATATCAGCGGACCAATTCAAGAAATATGTTTATGTGAACATACCTGATGTGGTGTATATAAGTTACTCTGATCCATTATACAGATATTACGAGGAACTTGGACATGTCTGAGGGTAAGACTAAAAATCTCAAAGATGTAATCAGAGAAGAATACATCAAGTGCGCCAAAGATCCAATATACTTCATGAAGAAGTATGTGAAAATCCAACATCCTACACGCGGCACTTTGCCATTTATCACATACCCATTTCAGGATAAAGCATTGGAAAACTTTGTTCATCATAACCAAAATATTATTCTTAAAAGCCGCCAAATGGGAATTACAACATTGGTAGCGGGATATAGCATATGGTTGATGACGTTTCATAATGACAAACAGATACTTTGCTTGAGTATTACACAAGAAACATCCAAGGCAATTGTAACCAAAGTAAGATTTGCAAACGATAATTTACCAAGTTGGTTGAAAGTACCAGCAGTTGAAGATAACAGACTATCACTGAAACTAAAGAATGGATCCGAAATTAAAGCAGCAAGTAGTGCTGGTACATCTGGTCGTTCAAGTGCATTGTCATTGCTCGTAGTAGACGAAGCTGCGTTTATTGATAACATAGAAGAAATTTGGTTATCATCCCAATACACATTATCAACGGGTGGTAAAGCAATTATCCTATCAACTCCGAATGGCGTAGGTAATTGGTTCCATAAGATGTGGACAGAATCCGAGGAAGGATTGAACAGTATGAATAGAATCAGTCTTCCTTGGCATCTTCATCCAGAGCGAGATCAAAAATGGAGAGATGAACAAACCAAACTCTCTGGAGAAAGAGGAGCCGCCCAAGAATGTGATTGTGAATTCAGCACATCTGGTAACACTGTAATTGAAATTCCAATACTTGAATGGTACAGCAAGAATCAAGTAACAGAACCAATTGAAAAACGGGGAATGGATAGAGGCTATTGGATATTTAAATATCCAGAAGCTGGAAAATCATATATGGTGAGCGCCGACGTAGCCCGTGGTGATGCATCAGATTATAGCGCCGCTCAAATATTAGATATTGAAACAATGGAGCAAGTGGCAGAATATAAAGGAAAATTGCCAACCAAAGAATATGCTCGTGCGCTAATCACAATGGCAACAGAATACAATAATGCACTGCTTGTGATAGAAAACGCAAATGTTGGTTGGGCAGTCATACAGGAAGTATTGGACAACAGTTATCCAAATTTGTTTTATAGTTCATCGGATCTTCAATATGTTGATGTCGAAAATCAAATGACCAACAAGATAAATGCGCAAGAAAAGAAGATGACTCCGGGGTTCACCACTTCAAACAAGTCTAAGCCTCTTCTAATATCAAAGCTTGAAAGCTATTTCAGAAATAAGGAAGTTATTATTCATAGTAAAAGATTGGTTGAAGAATTACAAGTGTTTATATGGAAGAGTGGTGCTGTGTCATCAAAGGCAGAAGCAATGGATGGATATAATGATGACCTTGTTATGTCTTTGGGAATTGGACTTTGGATAAGAGATGTCGCGCTAAGATTAAGAAAAGACTCAGAAACTATAACAAGAACCATACTTGATAGAATAGGGTCTACTTCAAATGACCAAGTAAAAGGCAACATGCAATCCTTGTATAGAAATACAAATCCATTTGGAACGCAGCCAAACCCGTGGCAAATGAAGGTTGGTGGTCATGGCTCAAGTCAGCAACCAATCGACTTAACATGGTTATTAAAATGATTATCTTATAAAAATATAACGAGTATATATTTATACTTTAGGCGCTCATATATATACAATACTTATGGCTGATCAAAAAGACTTATTTAGTAGACTGAAAAAGATGTTCTCTACGGACGTTATTGTTCGTAATGTGGGCGGAAAGAAAATCAAAGTTGTAGACACAGATGAAATACAATACGCAACAGACAGAAATAGTTTGCGCGACCGTTTTAATCGCTTAAGAAGTTCAACATATAATCTTCATAATCGCGATTTGAGCATGGCATATCAGTCAAGCCGTCTTGAGTTATTCAGAGATTATGATGTAATGGACATGGATCCTATCATTGCATCTGCATTGGATATTTATAGCGATGAATGCCTTGTACCAAGTGAGTTTGGTAATGTTCTTACTATTCGATCCAAGAATGAAAATATCAAGCGCATTCTTCATAATTTGTTTTATGACATAATGAATGTTGAGTTCAACATGTGGAGTTGGACTCGTAACATGTGCAAATATGGAGATTTCTTTTTGCGCATGGAAATATCTCCCGAGTATGGTGTGTATCTTGTTCATCCAATCAGTCCATATGAAATCACACGCATAGAAGGTAGTGATCCAAAGAACATCAATTATGTAAAATACCAACATGATGGTGTTGGCGGCGGAATGGAATATGAAAATTTTGAAATCGCACACTTTAGACTTTTGAGCGACAGCAATTTTCTTCCATATGGAAAATCGATGGTTGAACCAGCACGCCGTGTATGGAAGCAATTGAGCTTAATGGAAGATGCCATGCTTATTCATCGTATCATGCGTGCACCAGAAAAGAGAATATTCTCAATTGACGTTGGCAATATTCCTCCTGCTGATATTGACACGGCGATGCAAAAAATCATCAGCCAAGTCAAGAAAGTTCCATACATTGATGAGAAAACAGGAGATTATAATCTAAGATTCAATCTTAACAACATGATTGAAGACTTTTATCTGCCTGTTCGTGGCAGTGACAGTGGAACAAAGATCGATACGTTGCCGGGAATGGAATTCACTGGTATTGATGATCTTGAGTATATTAGAAACAAAATGATGGCCGCACTCAAGATTCCAAAGGCGTTTCTTGGATATGAAGAAGGATTAAGTGGCAAAGCGACACTTGCGGCGGAAGATGTAAGATTTGCTCGTACTATTGGGCGCATTCAGCGCATTCTTATTTCCGAATTAACCAAAATTGCAATTGTTCATTTGTATGTTCAAGGATATCAAGATGCATCTCTTGTTGACTTTGAATTGGAACTAAGTAATCCAAGCACAATCTTTGAACAAGAAAAATTGGAAATTTGGCAAAATAAAATCAATCTTGCATCGGATATGAAAGATAGCAATATGTTTAGCAAGACATGGATGTATAACAATATATTCAATATGTCAGATGTTGACATTGAAACATTGCAGAATGAGGTTGTTGGTGATAAAAAAGAAGAATGGAGACTGCAACAAATTACTGATGAGGGCAGCGATCCTGCGTTTGCAACTGGTGGAGGTGAAGGTGCTACTGGTGGAGGTGGTGCAGCACCTGAACTTGGTGGCGGTGAAGGCGGTGGGGCGGAGGCTGGTGGAGAAGCTGGTGGATTGCCTCCGCTTGAAGAAGAACAAAAAGCCGACGAAGCCATTATTGACGAAGAAACAAGAAAAGATCGTGAACGTGGAAATCGCGATCAAACAGGAAACAAGGAAAAATATACATCTTCGCACACCAAAAACTTTGGGGAAGATCCTCTTGGTAACAAAGAAAACAAAGAAAAATCAAAAACAGAACGCAGAACTCGTCATATATACAGAAGCTCTGGATTGTCTTTAGAAGAAGATTTGAAGAATATAAAAAACTCCTTGAAAAGCAAGCATGTTAATAAACAAAGAAAGGTAATTGTAGAAGGAAAATCCATATTAGATGAATCCAATATCATTGAAGAGGATAAACCTCTCTAAAATTGGGGTTTTTATCAACCATGCTCATATTTATAAATAATAAAATTGTATGAAGAAGCTGAAACACTCTAAGTATAAGAATGCAGGTATATTATTCGAATTGTTGGTGCGTCAAGTTACTGCCGACATTCTTAACGGCCAAGAGGACTCTAAAGCAAATGGAATTCTTCGTAAGTATTTCAGCGAGTCAACAGAACTTGGTAGAGAAAATAGATTATATAGAATCATTTTGGAAGAAAAAGCCAAGGATACATCAGCCGCCGACAGACTTCTTGAAACAATATTGCGCACCAGAAAAAAGCTTGATGAAAAAGCACTTAATGTTCAAAAATATAATTTGGTAAAAGAGATCAGTGAAAACTATCCAATTGAAGACTTTTTGAAGGGTAGTATCAACAATTACAAGCTTCTTGCCAGCATATACAAGGTTTTTGATGAAAGTGTAAATGAAGTTGTTTGTGATCCACGCGAAATTTTCCAAGCTCGCAGCTGCATTGTTGAAAGCATCATATCCAACAAGACACCAACTCGTCTTGTAAGTGAAGATGAAAAGAAGGATCTTATCAAGGTATATCAGCAGCAAAATGAAGACGTTCGTCTTCTTGCATACAAGCTTCTTGTTGATTCATTCAATGAAAAGTACAAGGGATTGGACGATAAACAAAAAGTTCTTATTCGCGAATATATCAATAATGTAAGCAACACAAATTCATTGCGTGAATATATCAATGCCGAAGTTCCATTTGTTCGTGCGCAGATAATGGAATTGAAGAGTAAGGTTGATAATGATGTTATCAAGATCAAGCTTGATGAAACACTCAATCAATTGGACAAGATCACCAAGGGAACACTTGTGAAGGAAAATCAAATCATGGCAATGCTACTCAGCTATGAACTTATTAAAGAATTAAAAAACCTAAAATAATACACATATGACACGCAACGAACTCAAACAAATCATTAGAGAAACAATTGAAGGTGTTCAGGCAGAAGCTGCCAAAGTTTCACCGTCTGGTACAACATATACTTTCAATCAACTTAACAAATTGCTAAGAGCAAACAAAATCATTGTATTTATTAAGTCCACGTATGATCAAGGACTCATTCAGATTGATAATGAAGACGGATTTTTCATGGACGAAGGTGATGATGGTGATCAAGCAGTACATGCTGCTGGGGGAGGTTACAAGTATGAATTTGGTGCAGACTTTGAAGAAGTATATGTTGCTCAAAAAGTGAATCTTAAATAATGAAAGATACCAAACAAATCATTCGTGAACTTGTTGAAGAAGTCATAGAAGAAATGACAGCAACTGGTGCTGTTGCTGGTTATATGACTCCAGCGGCATTTCGTGGTCACAAGAGCAAAAAGAAGTCAGCTGAAAAATCAATGCCGGGAGGCAAAGTTGTTGGTAAAGAAGATACGGATGATACCACAGTAGGTGAAGGTGAAACACTTACACTTCGTCGTGATGCACACATAATGGAAGCTCGCAGTCGCTATCGCAATTTCAAAGAAAGCGACATGATGAAAAATCATGCCAAGATTTCATACGGTATTAATCAAGCCAAGAAAATGCTTGGTGAAGTTGAATATCTGGTTGGAATCTGTGAAAGATTGAAGACAGAATGTGGATATAGCACAAATAATTTGTGGGCACGTACTCAACCAGACATGAAAGAAATCCACAATCGTCTGAAGGAAATCGCCAAACGAATCAACAGAATGGGAAAACAATAAGACTATGAATCTAACCGACATTGCCAAGAAAATAATCAATGAAGACAGTTGGGGCACATTTCCATCTGCTGGTGGAAGCATGGCACCCGGTCGTTCTCCTACCGCAGTGTCTCCGGGACCAACCGCCAAAAGAGTTGACATTTCAAATCTTTACAAGAATTTCAAACTTGAGTTGGAAAAGCAAGAAGATGCACTCATTCAAAAATTTGAAGCTGATCTTAAAAAGAGCTTTTTGAAGAAAGTTGTAACTGTAAAAGCATCCAAGGGATCTGTTGGCCAAATTGAAAAGGAATATAATGTTACTGTCAACAACATTGATGTTCGTTATATGAAAGACAAATATTATGTTGTGTTCACTGGTAAAGAAGGTAACGCATCTGAAAGTGAATATTACTTGGACGATTCTATCATAACTGTGGATGATTCACCTGCTTCAATTTCAACCGTTGGAAGAACAGGTGGCATGTCAGTCCCAGAAGATGGCACCGCTGGAAAGAAAAACATCTTACCTCAAGGATAATACAAACATATGAGCAAGCAACTACTAGTCGATTTTATTCCATTTGAGATTTCTCCTCAATTGTTAAGTGAAGCCAAAGCAAATCCAAATGCACCATTGGTATTAAAGGGACCATTGCAGAAGGCTGGAGAAAAGAACCATAACGGTCGTGTATATCCACGCGAAGTATTGGAACGTGAAGTTGAAAAGTATCAGCAAATCATCAAGGAACGTCGCGCACTTGGTGAACTTGATCACCCAGACAGTTCAGTCATCAATCTTAAGAATGTATGTCACAATGTAACAGAGTGCCATTGGGAAGGCGATACTGTTGTTGGTACAATTGAAATTCTTACTACACCAAGCGGTAACATTGCTCGCGATCTTATTCGTAACAATATCCGCATTGGTATCAGCAGTCGTGGATTGGGCAGTGTTCGTCAAATGAACGAAAATACAGTTGAGGTTCAAGATGACTTTGAACTACTTTGCTTTGACCTTGTATCTTCGCCTTCAACACGCGGTGCATATATGAATCTTGCCGAAGGAATCAATCGTGACAAACAATTGATTGGTGGTACACAAGATCGTAAAGACATCAACAAGTATTTGAACATTGAAAATATCATTCGTGATATTCTTTCGGAAACACGTTGACATTATGAAAATCAAACTAAGCGAAATTGCAAAGAAAGTAATGGAAACAAACAGACCTGCACCAATCATGCTGAATGGAAAGCAAGTTGAAATGGGCTCAATCGAACTTGCGGACGTTGATCCAAGAGATTTTCCAGATTTTTCAGATGCGTATATCTCACACGCCGAGTATGTTGATGGAACTCCATTGACAGCTCAGGAAATTGAGCAGTTGGAAAAAGAAAATTATGGGTTGGTCAATGATCTGGCTCACGGTAACATTTTCTAACAAGTTGATATATATTTATAAAACATGAACAACAAGATAACCAATCCACTTCTTAAGCAACTTATTTCTGAAATTGCTAGTAAAGCAAATGAAGGAAGATTTGGATACAATCTTGTAAAGGAAGCAGACGCTAAGAAAGAAGATCCATTGGGTGATATACTTGGTGGAGAAGGTGGCGGTGAAGGCGAAAAGCAAGCGGTACCATCAGCCGCTCCATCAGCTGCACCAAAGGCACAGGCAAGTAAAGACGCTGCAACTGCTCCTTCGACGGATGCTGCTGCCGATGAAGCTGGTGCAGAAGATCCAAAAGAACTAGAAGCCGACGCCGCTAAGAAAAAAGCAGAGGTTGAAAAAGCAAAAGCTGATCTTAAAAAGGCAGAAGATGAGCTTGAACAAAATGCATATATCAAATTGAAGTCAGACAGCGGCGTCAAATATATGATTGGAAAAATTATTGGACAATCATTCAAAACAAATACCATAGATGCGTTGGCATCTGAAATGGCGCAAAAATTGAAAATAACAACTCCAAATGATGCAGATTTGTTTGAAAAAGATATGGCATTGTATAAAAGCATTCCCGGAATGGTTGAACTAATTGCAGCCATAAAAGAATTGGCCGTGGAAGAACCAAAATCTTCAGAAGAAAAATCTCCAGAATAAAATATCAATTTATGAATACATTGAAACTAAGACCACTTATCGAAAATTTTCAAGCTCCTTCAGAAGCTCCAAAAAAAGAATGGACCAGTGAATTAAAGAAAGCTGCATTGGAAAATATTGGTTGTTACAATGAATATGCTCAACATCTTCATCGCGAACAAAGTTTAATGGAAATATCACATAAGCTTTCTGAAATTGTAAAGAATGCCGAAGAACTTGCATTGCACGAAACAGAAAAATCATCTACCGACGGTAAACATTGGTTCGACGAGCAAACAGTAAGAAAAAATTTCGCAAATATGACCAAGGCTATTCAAGAATTTAACAAGTATGCAAAAGAAGCACACATTCTTGAACAAAGAATGCAAGCAACATACGAAGATATTGGTCATTTACTCGAACGTTATTACGAAGTAAAGAACCTTCAAGAAGGTCAGTCCGCAGTTAGCAAAATAGCAAAATAATAAAAATATAAAATATTTTGTATTTTTCGTAAATACATATATATTTATTTATTATAAAATGCATCATTATTTGATGCTTAGTCGGAATAAAACAATTTCTTGAAACTCTTAATAGTTTCATCAACAAAAGGATAAAACTATTATGTCAGATCTACTAAAACAAGCAATTGCCGACGCTAAAGCCGTCCGCGCAACTGCACTATCAAATGCAAAAGCTGCTCTAGAAGAGCACTTTGCACCAAAACTACAAAGCATGCTATCTGAAAAACTAGCTGCTGAGATGGCAGAAGAAGAAGCTGCTGCTCCAGAAGCTGTTGCTGCTCCAGAAGCAACACCAGCCGATGCCGCAGTTGCTCCTGCTCCAGAAGCTGCTCCTGCTCCAGAAGCTGCTCCTGCTCCAGCAGCAGAAGCTCCAGTTGAAGAACCAGCACCTGCACTAGAAGAAGAAGAAATTGAAGAATATCAAACTCTAGGCTCAGGACATCCTGACCCAGTTGAGAAGAGTGCTGCATTGGAAGAAGTAAAGAAAGCATCTTCAAATTACAAGGCAAAAACCAAGGGACACAAGACCGAAGATCATGGTCAAGAAGTTGTTGACGCAACAAAGTTGTCAACCGCAGGTGAACCAAAGGCAGCTGCCGACAGCCACAAAGCATCACCTGATTATACAAAGGTGACCGCTGGACACAAAACAGAAGATCCTCAAGGCGCTTCAAATGAAGTTGTCAAATTGGAAGAATCCGATGAAATTACAGAAGAATCATTGGATGAAATCCTAAAGGAACTTGAAAATTCAGTCAATGAAGTTGGTGGTATGGAAGAAATGGCCGCTCCTATGGAAGCAGCCGCTCCAGAAGCCAAAGAAGAAGTTGACGAAGTAATCAACCTAGATGAACTTCTATCCGAAGAAAAGGAAGAAGGCAAAAAGGAAGAAAAAGAAGAAGACGAAAAGGAAGAAGCCAACGAGTCCATCGTCAAAGAAAATCTTTCGTTGAAGAAGGAAATTGAAGAATACCGTAGCGGAATTGAATTTCTACGGAACCAGATCAATGAAATTAACCTGCTCAATGCCAAGTTGCTCTACACGAACAAGCTGTTCAAGGGAGCTAACCTAAGCAATGAACAGAAACTGAAAGTAATCGAATCATTTGACCTCACAAAGTCCGTTCGTGAAGCCAAACTCGTTTATGCTACACTAGCAGAATCCATCAATAGCGGTGCTAAGAAAGTTGAAACTCCTGTAAAGAAGTCTTCAACCGTCAAAAACATCACCGAGGGATTGGCCAGTAAGCCAGTTGCATCGACAAAACCAACAACAGCCGCTGTTCTTACAGAAGGTGCCGACATGGCAAACCGCTTTAAGAAATTGGCCGGTATTCGTAGCAAGTAAAAATCAACAATCAACCTTAACAAGGAAAAAATATGTCAGACATCAAATCACTACTAACTGAGACAACCAATCCAATGGTTAAGCTCATGAGCGAAACCCGTGGACTAGTGTCCAAATGGGAAAAGACTGGTCTTCTAGAAGGAATTAAGACCGACATGGAAAAATCACACATGTCGATTCTTTTGGAAAACCAAGCAAAGCAACTAATCGACGAAGCTACCCGCACTGGTACTTCAGCTAACTCCGAACAATGGGCAGGCGTTGCTCTTCCATTGGTTCGCCGTGTTTTCGCTGAAATCGCCGCTAAGGAATTCGTCAGCGTTCAGCCAATGAACCTACCATCAGGTCTAGTATTCTATCTAGACTTCAAGTATGGTACCAACCAAGCTGGAAAACCAGCATTCGTAAACCAAAGCTTGTTCGGTGGAACAGGAACAAAGTTGGGTTCAACCGACAGCGCAGTCAATGGTCTATATGGCCAAGGCCGCTTCGGTTACACCATCAATGACGTTTCTGGAAGCTCAAACTTCACAGGAACAGCCACAACTGGTTCATGGTTGGATGCAAAGTTCGTTCCAGAACTATCATCATCAATCGTTGCTACCGAAATCATCAAGATCACCGTTGACATGGATCCAGACACATATGGAACCGATCTAAATGGTGCTCGCGCATTCACGATCTCTGGATCTGGAATCGTTGATTTCTACCCAGCATTCACAAGCGTTTCTGGAAACAATGTTTCGTTCATCGTTTCTGGTTCCGCAATTGGTGCATCCCCATCCGTAAAGATCGTTTATCACAAGCAACCAGCACCAACAAGCCGTGGCGACTTCGAAGATCTCGGCGCAGGATTGCCAAATCAAACAGGTGTTGCCAATGACGTTGGAATTCCAGAAGTCAACCTAGAGTTGAAGTCCGAAGCCATCGTTGCAAAGACACGCAAGTTGAAAGCCGTCTGGACACCAGAATTGGCTCAAGACTTGAACGCATATCACTCAATCGACGCAGAAGCAGAATTGACTGCTCTATTGAGCGAATACGTTTCGATGGAAATCGACCTAGAAATCCTCGACATGTTGGTAACAGCCGCTCCAACAGCAACAACCGAATACTGGTCAGCACGTATCGGTGACGAATATGACACAACACAAAACAAGTTCGTCGCAACTGCTGCTAACCGTACAGCATACGTAAAGAGCACATGGTTCCAAACATTGGGCAACAAGATCCAAAAGGTCTCCAACAAGATCCACCAGTTGACACTACGTGGTGGAGCAAACTTCCTAGTTTGCAGCCCAGACGTTGCAACCATCATCGAATCCATCCCTGGCTTCACAACCAACACAGATGGTGACCAAGCAAAGTTCGCAATGGGCGTTGCCAAGGTCGGTGCTCTAAGCAACCGTTGGACAGTATACAAGAACCCATACATGACCGACAACGTCATGTTGGTTGGTTTCCGTGGAAGCAACTTCCTAGAAACCGGCGCTGTATACGCTCCATACATCCCACTGATCCAAACACCATTGGTGTACGATCCAGTGAACTTCACACCACGCCGTGGTGTGATGACACGTTATGCAAAGAAGATGATCCGCCCAGAATTCTACGGCAAGATCGTCATCGGTGCATTGAACGAAGTCTAATTCTTAATAGAGTTAAACTCCTAAACAAAAAGACCCGCAGAAATGCGGGTCTTTTTTATTGTATATATCATATGTATTTTTCGTACAAAATATTATGAAGAAACTAAAATATTTATTGTTAAGTTTGTTAACATTGGTATCCATTTTGGTCGCCAATCCTATTGATGACAAGGCATCAAAATTTGTTTTAAATGGTGCGCCAATTAGCAAAATTACAAAAGATAATCAATATTTGATCAAAAAAGTATATGCTATTCATTACAGATATGACAAGAAAACAGCAGAGTATGTAGTAGAGCGTCCTACAAAAGAAGATATACTTGGTGGAGCAAAAAGGCAGGATGATTTCAGACCAGATCCAGAAATACCAGAAAAGCATCAGTCAAAATTAAGCGACTATGCTGGTAATCCATATGATCGTGGTCATATGGTTCCTGCTGGAAATTCAACAAAGAATGCGGACACAATGAGTGAAAGCTTTTTTCTTTCAAACATGGTACCACAAGTTCCAAATCATAATCGCGGAATATGGAAGCAATTGGAAACATGTGTAAGAAATTGGGTGGTTGATGAGGGTAAGGATTTATATGTTATTAGTGGTACAGCATATAATCCAGATCATAAAACAATTGGTGAAAACAAAGTTGGGGTACCAGATTATCTTTGGAAAATTGTGATTGACGCAAAAACAAATACTTCTATATCATTTTTGTTTCCAAATACTTCATTACCTGTTGAAGATTTACCAAAGTATATTGTTAGTATTTCAGAAATAGAAACAAAAACAGGAATTGATTTTAATCCAAAAATGCCATCAAAGCAGCAAAAGGAATTTGAAGCCAGTAAAGCGGATCAAAAGAATTGGACTGGGCTGATCAAGAAATAAAAATATCAGCCACCTGATTTAAACACAGAAGCATTCCAATTCATTCTTTTCTTAACACCCTGATTGGTTGTTGTCTTATATTCTTTATGGTTTAAATATTCCTTGGCTGCGTCTTGGAATTTATATTGGTCCAATAGCTTCATTGTTTCTGGACCAAGATCTCCTTTTTTTCCAAACCCTCTGAATCCCGCATTTATAATTGCGATTTTGATTGTAAGAGGAAATGTATCAAATTTCTTCATGAGTCTTTTGGCAGTATCAATTGTTCTATTAATGTCTTTGTTCAACAATTTAATAGCTTCATCATCAGTAAGTCCTTTACTGAAATCTTCGCCTTGTTGTATTTTGTGACCATATGCAATAGTATCACTGCCACCTTCTAAACTTTTATGCGGAAACCATTTTTTCAATTGCTTGTTATATCCACCTCTTGGATTATCTTTGCTGTTTTCAAATTTCATGATTACGTTGGCCGCTTTTGATGCAACATCTTCTACCTTGGCCGTACCACTAAAATCAATATCGGGCTGCGTATAAGGCTTTCCAGCGGCACTTGACGCTGGTTGTGCATATGCGTGTTGCGCAGGAGGCATCACAAACTTTACTGGTGGTAAATCTGCCACAGGAGCTTCAATCAATTTTTGTTCTTTTAGTAAATCTTTTAGTTTGATGATACTCATATATATTATAAATATGAAGATGACCGAGTATTATGTCTCGCATAATAAATATTGCGATATAAACACGGACCATAACCATATTTATATAATATGGCAGACACATCGATAAATTACACCGTAGATCAGGATCGCGTGAGATGGCCGGGGTCTGGTTCCGCAATCACACCCGGAAGCGGCTCAACTCCTTTTGGATTTTACGATGGTGATGCAGTTTTTCAGTTGGACGCGCCGAATGCAGCAAAATGGGCGGCAACAAGATTGGGCTATCCAATCACCGACATTGAAATGATTGACAAAAATTTTTATGCATGTTTTGAAGAAGCATGTTTTGAATATAGCGCACAAGTAAATCAGTTTAATATTCGCAACAACATGGGTGTGTTGCAAGGAAGTTCAGCCAATGTTAATTTGACCCAAACAAATGTTGCAGCAAGTGGACTGCCACAATTGATCAGATTGGCTGAAGGATATGGAACAGAGTTTGGTGTTGGTGGAAAAGTAGATTGGAAAAAAGGATTTATACATGTTGAAGCAAAAAAGCAAACATATGATCTTCAGGCTTTGTGGGGAAATGTAAGTGAAAGTTTTGATCGTATTGAAATTCGCAGAATTTTTCATCAGATGCCACCCGCTGCTGCAAGAATTTATGATCCATTCAGCATGACTGGTATGAGCTATAGCAATGTATTGAATGAAATGGGATTTGCTGGGTATTCTCCTGCCACACAATTTTTGATGACGCCAATCTTTGAAGACTTGCTAAGAATGCAGGCAATTGAATTTAATGACCTTGTTAGAAAATCGGCATGGAGTTTTGAATTGGTAAACAACAAATTGAAATTATTCCCAATTCCAACATATGATTTCACGATGTATTTTGAATATCTGCTTGTGAAAGATCGCGACAGTCAGGGCATATACAATTCTGGTTCATTCTATGTTTCTGGCAGCAACACTGTTGTTTCATCATCTGTGATTGGAGATTATAGCAATGTGCCTTACAACAATATTCCATACACCACCATAAACAGTGTAGGTAAACAATGGATAAGAAAATATTTCCTCGCGCTTTGTAAAGAAGTGCTTGGAAGCATTCGCCAAAAGTATCAAACCATTCCAATTCCCGGAGCAGAAGTCACACTTGATGGTGGAGAATTGCGTCAAGAAGCATCGTCTGAAAAAGAAGCATTGATTACTCAGCTAAGAGAAAATCTTGAAGCCACTGGCAGAAAAGCTCAAATGGAACTAAGAGAAGCCGAGGCGCAACAACTTCAAGCAACACTCCAAAAAGTTCCGATGGGAATTTATATTGGATGAAACCTTTCTCGTTACTAGATCAAGTATTGTCCGAGAGTGAAAGAAAAAGAATGAAATTTGTCGGACTAAAAAGAACTCTCAAACCGAGAGGCAAGTTCACATCATTGGAAAGAAAATATTATCTCATGCTGAAGAACTTGGATGTCTATTATGTTCCGCAATATCCGATGGGAGGAAGATATTACGACGCATATCTGCCAGATCAAAACATACTATTTGAATTTGATGGTTCATTTTGGCATCCAAAGAATGAAGATGATGCAAAATATGATTTTCAGAAAAAAGCATTTAAAGTTGATGAACTGAAAAACAAGATGGCTGAAAAGAAAGGAATGAAGATCATTCGCATTCGTGAAGATGAACCAATCACATTGGAACAGATGAAAAAATTGATCTTCTCATAAGTTATGCCAATCAAGTATATAAATAAAAATACAATTTCTACAACATCCACTTCACTTGGAAGTTTTGTTGGAAGGTCTGCGTCTGAAGCCAGCGGTTGGAGAGGTATTACATATGGAAATGGTTTATTTGTTGCAACGGCATATTCTTCAGGAACAAACAGAGTAATGACATCTCCAAATGGAATAACTTGGACATCTAGGTCAGATGCTCTTAATCCTCAATATGGATCAGATAATTGGATTAGTGTTACATACGGAAACGGATTATTCGTGGCTGTTTCTAGTACCTCTGGAGGATCGTCTGGAAAGGTAATGACATCTCCCGATGGAATAACTTGGACAACTAGAAATGCAAATCCTGTAGCCAATATTTGGTATAGTGTTACATACGGAAACGGATTATTTGTGGCCGTTGCAGGTAGCGGAACAAACCGAGTAATGACTTCAACAGATGGAATAACTTGGACAGCAAGATCCGCTGCGGAAAATAATACTTGGCGAGATGTTACATATGGAGGCGGATTATTTGTAGCCCTTGCACAAGACGGAACAAACCGAGTCATGACTTCAACAGACGGAATAACTTGGACAGCGAGATCTGCGGCTGAAGCCAATAGTTGGTCTGGTGCAGTATACGGAAACGGATTATTTGTGGCCGTTGCACAAGACGGAACAAACCGAGTCATGACTTCAACAGACGGAATAACTTGGACAGCGAGATCTGCGGCTGAAGCCAATAGTTGGCAAAAAATATCATATGGAAATGGTATGTTTGTGGCAGTGGCCTCAGATGGAACAAATAGAATCATGTCCTCAACAGACGGAATAACTTGGACATCAAGGTCTGCGCCAGAACAAACTCAATGGGTAAATATAACGTATGCCAGTGGATCTTTTGTTGGAATTGCACAAAGCGGAACTAATAGAGTTATGACCGCAGATTTGACTACAAATGTACTTGTTTCCGGTGGAATGAAATTTATAAACAGAAACAATAATACTTCTAATAGAAGAATGGGATTCATAATACCGCCCGGCCCTGTTGTTTATAGTCCAACTCAAAGAGCAATATTTGGGTATGGTGAAGCTGGAAGTTATCAATCAATCACGAATTTGGTAAGTAATACAGGAGTTCTTGCCAATGATGTTGCCGGTGTTGGTACTGCAAGAGCATATTTAGGTGCTGCTGGGTATGGAGGAGACAAAGCTATATTTGCGTATGGAGTCGTAGCCGGAACGACTAATATAAAAAACCTTGTCAGCAACACCGGCGTTGTGGCTGCTGATTCGTCTGGAGTAGGAACATCTAGAAATAAGCTCGGTGCGGTAAGTTATGGAATAGATAAAGCGATATTTGGATATGGATCAACGGTTTACGGCACTCCTTCTTCCAGTGAAAGAGTATCAATGACAAATCTAGTTAGTAACACGGGAGTTGTGGCTACTGATACAACAGGTGTTGGTTCAAGTAGATACAACCTTGCTGCGACTGGCTATGGCGGTGATAAAGCTATGTTTGTATATGGTCAATTAGATGGTAACAACAACGGATTGTTAACAGTCAATCTTGTGAGCAACACTGGAGTTGTTGCGTCTGATACAAGCGCCGCCGCTGGCACTGCAAAGACACAAGGCGCGGGAGCAAATTACGGAGGAGATAAGGGTATAATTGGATTTGGAATATCCGGCGGCTCATATACGAGAGAAACCAATTTAGTTTCTAACACAGGAGTAATTGCATCGAACACCGCTAACTATTATGGTTACATAGGTGGGGTGAACGATGTTCTAGAAAGAGGTTGGTTGGCCGCTGCTGGATATGGTGGTGATAAAGCCATATTTGGATTTGGGGCATTGAATGCAAGTAGATATAGTTATACAAATCTTGTCAGTAATACAGGTGTGGTCGCGTCAAATACATATAATTCCAATCCAACTACAAGATATGGACTGGCCGCAGCAGGATACTCTTTAACATAAACAATTTTCAGATAAACAACAACAGTTATATAAAATATTATGGCATCAAATCTAAATTCAGAATTCAACTATAGATACCAAGTAATTGGTTCTACTCCTTGGGAAAAACTAAAGACCCTAAAAGGGTTTTTGGTTGGTCGCAAACGTGCTGCTGCATTGGAAAAATGTGCAGAACTAAAATACAAAGCAAAGTTGGAAGAATATAAACATCTTAAAACAGTTCCTGCATTACCGCATATATTGCTTAATCTTGAAGCAGAAATCATAGAACTTGAATCTCACTTGGATGATCAAAAGCATGCATTTGAACTTAATCGTAAAGAAATTGAGATACTTGAAAAATTGATTGCAGAGCTTTATGAAATTTGTGAGCCAACCAGAATTCCCGGCTACACAGACGATCAAATGTTTGAAGCTAATGCAAATTATGAATTTACTGTCACTGTTGGTAGAGAATTACAATCAGAAATCATTGCCAATGGTCGTCCAAGTCCAGCCAAACTATTGAATGCTATGAGCAATCCGCAAACAATGCAGATGCTACAATCCATTGGATTGGTTCCAGAAGGCACTCAATTGCTTGGTGGAGAATATGGCGATGATCTGCTTAAATTGTATTCTGAAGTAAAAACCGCACAACTCACAGACAATAACAAGTTGATCGCTAATACTTAATTATATGGGATTAAAAGGCAGATATTTTTCAGCACGTGACCTAAAAATGGTAGCTCAGTTCAATGCTGAACTGATGGGTGACATTATTGAGAATATCATTCAGATATACAAGATCTGCCCCAATGAAACAAAAACCAATATATATGGAGAAACTTCATCCGAGTCTGGCAAGTGGTATCTACCCGCCATTCAAATTTCAGCACTTATTGAACGCAGTGATATGGAAGCTGAATATGATGACTTTGGTCCAAACAGAAGACAGGATTATGTATTTAAGATGCGCGAAGAAATGTTGAAGAAGCTTGAATTTTATCCAGAAATTGGTGATGTGGTTTTCTTCAATGACCGTTACTATGAAATAGATAATGTGGTGCAGGAACAATTGCTTGGTGGTCAACCAGACAAATCACACAGCATCATCTGCAACGCACATTACACGAAGTATACTTCGTTGAATATAATGGAAAGGAATGACTGATTATGGCATGGCGCGGACCAACTCAAAGACCAACGGTCAATAAGCCTGTTCCAAATCCAATAAATTATGGACCAGAGATGTCTGACTCAAAAAAGCCTGTATCTCAGGCCGTGGCTGGTCCTGAATACAAGCCAAACAGAGCATTTGATGTTCGTCGCGATACTGATAAACAGAAGAACTTTTCTGTTAAACTAGTTGACGTTGATTCGACCATATTGAGTTATCTTGACACCGTCATTAGTCCTACAATCGTTGACTCAGGAAGACAAATCAAAGTACCAATCAATTATGCTTCACCAGAAAGATGGAAAGCTATAAGAAAAGATGGAGCATTGCGTGACAAAAATGGAAAAGTGCAAACTCCTGCCATTGCATTTCGTCGCAGCACAATGCAAAGAAATGATCAGCTGATAACTCTAAACAGATATTTGCAATATCCTGTGCAGAAGAAATTCAGCGAAAAGAACAAATATGACAAATTTAGTGTCATGCATGGATTTGCGCCAACAAAGGAAATATACAGTGTGGCGATGCCAGATCATGTTATTGTGAATTATGAATTCATCGTGTGGACTGAACTTGTCGAGCAAGGTAATGCCATAGTCGAAGCAATCAATTTTTCTACCGAGGATTATTGGGGCGACAAGAAAAGATTCAAATTCAGAACAAGTATCAGCGACTATAGTTTTGAAACCGCCACAGACGCTGGTAATGATAGACTCGTAAGAAGCACATTCACATTATTGTGTTATGCATATCTGCTTCCGGATAAATATGAAAATTACAAGAGTGTAGTGCAAAAAGCGTTCACACCAAGAAAAATACTTTTCACCACAGAAGTTGTTACAGAAAATTTAAATGCAAGAACAACCGAACTTGGTTCAGCAACACCTGTTCAAATGAAATCGCCCGCTGCTTCATCTGGTGTGTTTGGTGGATTCCCGGGCATTACTCAAATCGCTAACTACGCAAATGCAGCAGGAACAGCAAATACAGCAAATTATGCAACAACTGCAAGCTATGTAAACTTCTCTGAAATAAATGGAAATTTCAATGGTATCACTATCAACGGAGAATCTGGTGCAACAGGATCAATCAACACAAATGTCACAGTTAATGTTACACCAGATTCTGGTTCTGTATATATCGACAGTATACCAATCTCAAGTGGAAATACAGCAAAATGGCTGATATCCATTAATGATGGTGTTAATAATTTCAAGGCTAGCGAAATGGTAGCAAGTTGGAACAATACTATGGTCAAATATTACAACACAGAAGTAAGTGAAATAGGAAGCGTGCCAGTAACACTCTCGGTGGATAACACTGGCGGCAATATAAATCTACTTGCGACGGCGTTCAGCGGCAATTGGACAATAAAAATGATACGCATGGTTGTTTGATTTTTCAAACATGCGTCTCTTGATCATATCTCATATAAAAACGGGATTCTTCCCGTATATAAAAAGATATTTCCAGAGGCAGTATATATTTATAATATATTCGCATAAATCTTTATGAGCAACGAACTAATTGTCAGAAATGGCTTGATTGTATCTGGTACATCCAGCTTTTCTGGCAGCGTATTCATAAATGGAAATACTGTTGTAACAGGTTCTATCATCAGTAATCAAGTTGCATACTTAACAGCAAGCCAAGCTTTGACAGCTTCACATGTTCTTGGATTGCCAGATACATCAAGTTGGGCTCTTAATGCTGTATCTGCTGCCTTTTCAGAATATGCAGTAAGTGCATCATATGTTATTGGCGCACCTGATACAGCAAGTTGGGCATTAAATGCTGTTTCATCTTCATACGCATTATCATCTTCATATGCTGTTTCGTCATCTTATTCATTATCGGGGTCGTATGTTGATACTGCTTCATATTCAAATTATGCAGTAAGTGCGTCATATGTTATTGGTGCTCCAGATACTGCTTCATGGGCATTGAATGCTGTTACAGCTTCTTATGTTGAATATACAAATGTAGATAAGATAACATCAACATCACAATTTGCTGGAACAGCAAGTTATGCTCAAAGAGCAAACAGCATCAAAAGTGGAATTGACATTGATGTAACTTCAATAACAGCATCAGCAATACGTGTTGATAATCTACATGTTGTTACCATAACAAGTAGTGTAAATTTTGTTTCTGGTAGCACAGACTTTGGAACAAGTATAACTGATACACATGTTTTCACAGGCAGTCTTTTTGTTCAAGGAAACATAAATGTTGAAGATGGTTATGGTATACAAGGAACTTCGTCGTATGCTGTAACAGCAAGTTATGCTTTTAACACCAGTACATCTGGTACTAGTGGCACAAGCGGAAGTAGTGGAAGCAGTGGCAGTAGCGGAACAAGTGGTAGTAGTGGAAGTGCTGGTACAAGTGGTAGCAGTGGCACAAGTGGCACCGATGGATCAAGTGGTAGTAGTGGAACGGGAGGAAGTAGTGGTAGTAGTGGAACAAGTGGTAGTAGTGGTAGTAGTGGCAGCAGTGGATCAAGCGGATCATCTGGTACAAGTGGATCATCTGGTACAAGTGGATCAAGTGGAACAACGGGTACGAGTGGTAGTAGTGGAAGCGGTGGTACAAGTGGAACCAGCGGTTCGTCTGGAACAAGCGGAACGAGTGGAAGTAGTGGTACAAGTGGAACAGACGGATCGTCTGGATCTAGCGGCAGTAGTGGATCTTCTGGTACAAGTGGAAGTAGTGGTACAAGTGGAACTGGTGGATCGTCTGGTTCGAGTGGAAGTAGCGGTTCTTCGGGAACAAGTGGATCAAGTGGAACTTCTGGCTCAAGCGGTACTTCTGGATCAAGTGGTAGCAGCGGTAGTAGTGGTAGTAGTGGAACAAGTGGAAGCAGTGGAACAAGTGGTAGTAGTGGTAGTAGCGGCACTAGCGGCAGCAGCGGAACAACAGGAACAAGTGGTAGCAGTGGATCTTCTGGTACAACTGGAACGAGTGGAAGCAGTGGAAGTGCTGGTACCAGCGGAAGTAGTGGAACCAGTGGTACAGATGGTTCAAGTGGAAGTAGTGGCAGTGCCGGTACAAGTGGCAGTAGCGGCAGTAGTGGAACCAGCGGTTCAAGTGGTAGCAGCGGTACAAGTGCAACATCGGGATCAAGTGGTACTAGCGGAAGCAGTGGTAGTAGTGGATCTTCTGGTACAAGCGGAAGCGGAGGAACAAGCGGCAGTAGCGGAAGTAGTGGTACTACTGGAACAAGCGGTAGTAGCGGTACCAGTGGAACAGATGGTAGCTCTGGGTCAAGTGGAAGTGCTGGAACAAGTGGTTCTAGTGGATCTAGTGGAAGTAGTGGTACGAGTGGATCAAGTGGAAGTAGTGGAACTAGTGGCAGCAGCGGCAGCAGCGGAACAAGTGCAACTTCTGGATCTTCTGGAACAAGCGGTAGTAGTGGCAGCAGTGGAAGTAGTGGAACCAGTGGCTCGTCTGGATCGGCAGGTACAAGTGGATCTAGTGGAAGTGCTGGTACAAGTGGTAGCAGTGGCACAAGTGGTACCGATGGTTCCAGTGGTAGCAGCGGAAGCAGCGGATCGTCTGGTTCTTCTGGTACCAGTGGAAGTAGCGGAACCAGTGGGTCTTCTGGTACAAGTGGAAGTAGCGGTACCAGCGGTAGTAGTGGAACAAGCGGAAGCAGCGGTAGCAGTGGTAGTAGTGGAACCAGTGGTAGCAGTGGAAGCAGCGGCAGTAGTGGAAGCAGTGGTAGTAGTGGAACAGCAGGTTCTTCTGGTAGCAGTGGATCAAGTGGATACACACCAGAAAACATGGTTACAAGTTCTTTCCAACTTTCAAACGATGGCGGTCTTGCATTCAGCAGTGCAAACAATGTTACATTTGGTCAAATCACCGCTTCTATTATCACTGTATCAACATTATATGTTCAAAACATAACAAGCAGTACAGAACTTGTAACTGGAAGTTTTGTTGTAAGTGGATCCTTTGATGCAATCGGTGGAGTAACAGGAAGTCTTCTTGGTACAGCAAGTTATGCTCTACAAGCTCTGACCGCTTCATATGCACTTAATGCTGAAGGATCAAATAAAACACAACTTACTGCTTCAACAATATTATTTACAGGAAGCGCGACAAATCTTTCACTAAATGTTTCATCGTCGGGTGATGTTGCCATAACTGGCATAAATAATGGAGATATTGTTGTAATATCAGATTCAACAAGTTCAACTCCATTATTTGGAATTGAAAGTGTAAACAATCCTTTATTCAGTGTATATAATAGCGGAAATGCATATTTGAGTGGAAGCTTGTCTGCTTCATTATATGGTACAGCAAGTTGGGCAGTTACAGCAAGCTATGCTTTAAGCTACAGTGGAACATCTGGTAGTAGTGGCACAAGCGGAACATCTGGTTCAAGTGGCAGTGCTGGTACAAGTGGTAGTAGTGGAACAAGTGGAACAGACGGTAGTTCGGGTTCGTCTGGAACTGGTGGATCAAGTGGATCTTCAGGTAGCTCTGGTACGTCTGCAACTTCTGGAACTGGTGGATCAAGTGGAAGTTCTGGAACTAGTGGAAGTAGTGGAACAGGAGGTTCTTCTGGAAGCAGTGGAACAAGTGGAAGTAGTGGTAGCGGTGGAAGTAGTGGTTCAAGTGGAACTTCTGGTTCATCAGGAACCAGTGGAAGCAGCGGAACTTCTGGTACAGATGGTAGTAGTGGAAGTGCTGGTACCAGTGGCAGTGCAGGTACTAGTGGTACAGACGGATCAAGTGGTACCAGTGGTAGTGCAGGTACGAGTGGAAGTAGTGGTACCAGCGGTAGCAGTGGTACAAGTGGAACTGCTGGATCAAGCGGAACGTCTGGGTCAAGTGGTTCTTCTGGTACAACTGGAACTTCTGGAAGCAGCGGAACTGCTGGTTCAAGTGGAAGTGCAGGAACATCGGGAAGTGCTGGATCTTCTGGTTCGGCTGGAACAAGTGGTAGTAGTGCAAGTGCCGGTACCAGTGGCACAAGCGGCACAGATGGATCAAGTGGTAGCAGTGGTTCTGGTGGATCAAGCGGAAGTAGTGGCACAGCTGGTAGCAGTGGAAGTAGTGGTACAAGCGGTAGCAGTGGTTCGAGTGGAACCAGTGCAACCAGTGGAAGTAGCGGTACATCTGGTACCAGTGGAAGTAGCGGTACATCTGGTTCAAGTGGAACAAGCGGTACTGATGGTAGCAGCGGAAGTAGTGGTAGTAGTGGATCTTCGGGATCAAGTGGTACTGGTGGAACAAGTGGTAGCAGTGGTACCACAGGAAGTAGTGGTAGTAGTGGTAGCGCAGGAAGTAGTGGTAGTAGTGGTTCATCTGGATCAAGTGGTACAGGAGGAAGTTCAGGAACAAGTGGAACCAGTGGTAGCAGTGGAACGGGTGGTAGTAGCGGATCAAGTGGTACTAGCGGAACAGATGGTAGCAGTGGTAGCAGCGGCAGTGGAGGAAGTTCTGGAACAAGCGGTACAGATGGTACCAGTGGTAGCAGTGGAACTTCAGGTACTTCTGGTTCAAGTGGAAGTGCAGGAACTAGTGGCAGCAGCGGAAGTAGTGGCACTACTGGAACAAGCGGTAGTAGCGGTACCAGTGGAACAGATGGTAGTAGCGGTAGTAGTGGAACAAGTGGGTCTACTGGTACAAGTGGTAGCAGCGGATCAAGTGGTAGTAGTGGTAGTAGTGGAACAACAGGAACAAGTGGTAGTAGTGGTACAAGTGGAACATCTGGTTCGGCTGGCTCTGCCGGATCAAGCGGTAGCAGCGGTAGTAGTGGAGCAGGAACAATTTCTGGTGGAACAAGCAACTATGTGGCAAAATTTAGCAATGCCACAACACTGACTACAAGTTCAATCTTTGATGGTGGATCTGGAGTTGGTATAAATAAATCTACAGCAAATTCCACACTTGATGTAAATGGTAATACAATAATCACTGGATCATTGACTGTTACCCAGAACGTAACCGCTTCAAACATTGTTGTTACAAATCTTTATGTACAAAACATAACTGCTTCCACGGAAATTGTAACAGGAAGTACTCAGTTTGGAACATTGCTTTCAAACAAGCATATGTTCACTGGAAGTGTTGAAATAACAAGTTCATTAAAGGTAAATGGTGATTTTTCAGTAAATGGAAATACAGGCAGCTTGGCTTTCTCAAGCAACGCAGATACTTTGGAAATAACTGGTTCATTATTATTAAGTGGATCAATGTTTGTTACAGGAAGTATCTCTGTAAATGGTAGTATAACTGGTTCACTTTTTGGCACGGCTTCGTATGCATTAAACGCACTTACTGCTTCATACGCTTTAAGTTATAGTGGTACGAGCGGTAGCAGTGGAACCAGTGGGTCTTCTGGTACGTCTGGTACAAATGGAACCAGTGGATCAAGCGGAACTGGCGGAACCAGTGGAAGCAGTGGTACAGGTGGATCTTCTGGAAGTAGCGGAACGAGTGGTAGTAGTGGAAGTTCTGGTACAAGTGGTACGAGTGGTAGTAGTGGAACATCTGGAACAGATGGTAGTTCTGGATCAAGCGGTTCAAGTGGCTCCAGTGGATCATCTGGTACTTCTGGTAGCGCAGGAACATCGGGATCTGCTGGATCGGCTGGAAGTAGCGGTAGCAGTGGAAGTGCTGGTACAAGTGGTACGAGTGGTAGTAGTGGAACATCTGGCACGGACGGAAGTAGTGGAAGTTCTGGTAGTAGTGGTACCGCTGGTACTTCTGGTAGTGCAGGTACTAGTGGAAGTAGTGGTTCGAGTGGAACATCTGGAACAGATGGAAGCAGTGGTAGTAGTGGTACTTCTGGTAGTGCCGGTACTGGTGGTTCAAGTGGAAGCAGTGGTTCATCTGGAACGAGTGGGGAAGGCGGAAGTGCAGGAACATCTGGTACAAGCGGCAGTGCTGGTACGAGTGGAACGAGTGGTAGTGCTGGAACTGCTGGATCCAGTGGTAGTGCGGGAACATCAGGTTCTGCTGGATCAGCTGGAACAAGTGGTAGTAGTGGAAGTGCTGGTACAAGTGGTACCAGCGGTTCAAGCGGAACATCTGGAACCAGTGGAAGTAGTGGATCCAGTGGAAGCAGCGGATCTTCTGGAACGAGTGGTAGTGCTGGTACTTCTGGTAGTAGTGGAACAGCTGGAACAAGTGGATCGGCCGGTTCAAGTGGTTCTTCTGGAAGTGGAGGAAGTTCTGGATCGGCTGGAACATCTGGTACAAGCGGCAGTTCTGGTACAAGTGGTACAAATGGCTCAAGTGGTACTTCTGGTACTAGCGGATCTTCTGGAACGGGTGGAACTAGTGGTAGTAGTGGAAGTGCTGGCAGTGCAGGTAGTGCAGGATCAAGCGGCACAAGTCCAATAATAACTGGAACAAACTTCACGCTTGCATTGTTCAGCGGAAGTAATGGATTGAGTAGCAGTGTGTTAAGTCAATATGATAATGGATTATATTTGACTGGATCGTTGAATGTAAGTGGATCAACTCTACAAGTTGGTAATAACACATTACTTGGTAACACATCACTTAGTGGTAGTTTAACAATTTCTGGTGCATTTGCCACAGCAACACCAAGTGTAAATATTTTCGGAGATATTTCACAGACTGGATATCTCAGATTTAACCCAGTTAATACAAATATAAATCAAAGCATTTCCGCTTCATACATTTATGTCTCTGGTAGTACAAATGATTTATATTTTGCTCAGAATGGAAGTGGATACAGTAACAATACTCGTCTTCGTTGGTTGGAAGGAGTATTATATACTGGATTGCTAAATGGTGGATTGGTATCAAGCACAGTTGGTTCTACTACTTTCAACATATCTTCTGGCAGTGGTATAATTGTAACTTTAAATGCTAGTTTAAGCACAGATCCATTTCCAACTGTAAAATATGTAAATTGGGGAAATTACAATAATCAACCAATAACATACTCTGGCTCCGCCAAGTTGACATATGTTGGTATTGATTCGAATGGGGCAGTTGTTCAACAAGTTGAGCCTTGGGGTTCAACAAACATAGATCAATTTGACAGCCAAATATTACTTGGTATTGTGTTGCATTTGAGTGGAAGTATTTCATCGGGAGTATTTAATTCACCACAAACAGCATATGGTAATTCTCAAAAATCAGACGACTTTTTCAGATCGTTTGGTCCATTAAAAGTAAGTGGGCATACATTGCAAACCAGTGGGTCTTCGCTTGGCCTTACAAAGGCTGGTGGTACAGCATACAGAGATGGTGCAAATTATGTTACCAACCCAAATCACCCATCAACGGTCGTTGAAAATTCTATAACAACAAGTAAAATTTACAGATATTATGTGTCTGGATCAACGCCTATAATTGATACTGGTGTTGGTGCATCAGGTTATACCGCAATAGATCCAAATAATTACAACAATAATGGAGTACTTACTTCTGTTCCTTCAAACAATTATACTATTCAGAGAGTATTTTGGACTCCAAATTCTCCAACTAATGCATTTGTAGTTTATTATGGAACTGCAACATATTCCAATTTGTTGACCGCAGTCAATGCCAAGGATAGTGAACCATTTTCAGAAGCTCCAGATACAGCCGCCGATGCAATCTTCTTAGGTCATATTGTTGTAAAAGAAGGAACTACAAACCTAACTGTTGCAAATGATTGCACGATAATTCAAGGCGGACTATTTAGAAATATTGCAGGTGTTGGATCAAGTGGAACTGCTGCTCCTGTTGTAAATCTTTCTGGTTTGGGTGACGTTTTAATATCCGTACCAACAGACGGTCAACCTCTTGTATATGATTCAACAGCATTGAAGTGGAGAAACTTGTCTGCCATAACCGCTTCGTTGTATGGTAATGCATCAACGGCAACAAGTGCTTCGTATGCTACCACAGCAAGCTATGCTTTCAGTTATAGCGGAACGTCTGGTAGCAGCGGCACAAGCGGAACTTCTGGTACAGCAGGATCTGCTGGAACTTCTGGTACAAGCGGAAGTAGTGGCACAAGTGGAACAAATGGATCTTCTGGTACAAGTGGAACTAGTGGATCAAGCGGAACAAGTGGAACAAGCGCATCCGCTGGAAGTAGTGGTTCAAGTGGAAGCGCAGGAACTGCTGGATCTAGTGGTAGTGCTGGAACAAGTGGCAGCAGCGGAACGTCTGGTACTGGCGGTAGCAGTGGAACATCTGGTAGTAGTGGATCTGGCGGTAGCAGTGGTTCAGCTGGATCGTCTGGATCAAGTGGCAGTGCTGGAACAAGTGGAAGTGCAGGAACATCTGGGTCAACAGGTTCGAGTGGAAGCAGTGGAAGTGCAGGTAGTGCGGGAACATCTGGATCAAGTGGTAGTGCTGGAACTGCTGGTAGTGCTGGTTCGGCTGGTACAAGTGGAACGAGTGGATCTTCTGGAAGCAGTGGAAGTTCTGGATCAAGTGGTACAAGTGGAACTTCTGGATCAAGTGGAACTTCTGGATCAAGTGGTAGTAGTGGAACAAGTGCTTCATCTGGAAGCAGTGGCACAAGCGGAGCAACGGGTGCATCTGGGTCAAGTGGTACAAGTGGAACTTCTGGCTCCGCAGGTTCTGCTGGATCAAGTGGTAGTAGTGGAAGCAGCGGTGCTGGAACAATATCAGGCGGTACAGCAAATTATGTAACAAAGTTTAGCAATGCGACTACATTGACCACGAGTTCAATATTTGATGGTGGTTCTGGTGTTGGCGTAAACAAATCATATGCTAATTCGACGCTCGATGTAAATGGAAACACAATCATCACAGGTTCGTTGAATGTTACTCAAAATGTGACTGCGTCAAATATTTTGGTGACAAATCTTTATGTCCAAAATATTACCGCTTCAACTGAAATTGTAACGGGTAGCACGCAGTTTGGTTCATTGCTTACCAACAAACATATGTTTACAGGCAGCGTTGAAATAACAAATTCATTGAGTGTATCTGGTCAGATATATGGAACATCTTCATATGCATTGACTGCATCATACGCGATGAATGCAGCGGGTTCAAATAATTCTGTACTAACTGCTTCAGCAATACTCTTTACAGGTAGTACAACAAATGTTTCACTTTATGTTTCTGCCTCCGGCGATGTTGTATTCACGGGAACAAACAATGGAGATATATTTGTAATATCCGACTCATCAACCGCTGGTGATCCATTGTTCAGAGTTGATGATGGTGGAGTGACATTGTTTCAAGTTTATCAAGGTGGCAATGCATATTTGAGTGGAAGTTTAACCGCATCACTTAATGGAACTGCAAGTTATGCTGTTACTGCAAGCTATGCGTTGAGTTATAGTGGAACAAGCGGTAGTAGTGGTACAAGCGGAACAGGTGGCAGCGCAGGATCAAGCGGCTCTTCTGGATCAAGTGGCAGTAGTGGAACTACTGGTACAAGTGGCAGCAGTGGTACAAGCGGAGCTACAGGTGCATCTGGATCAAGTGGAACAAGTGGTACGAGTGGAAGTAGTGGTACTTCTGGTACAGGTGGTAGTAGTGGAAGTTCTGGAAGCAGTGGCAGTAGTGGAAGTTCTGGTACAAGTGGAAGTGCAGGTACAAGCGGAAGTGCAGGAACAGGAGGATCGTCGGGTAGTAGTGGTAGTAGTGGATCTTCTGGAAGCGCGGGAACAAGCGGTAGTAGCGGTAGTGCTGGAACAAGCGGAACCAGTGGTAGTGCTGGCACAGGTGGTACAAGTGGTTCGTCTGGTAGCAGCGGTAGCAGTGGCAGTAGCGGTAGTGCTGGAACAAGCGGAACCAGTGGCAGTTCTGGAACAACAGGATCAAGCGGATCATCTGGCACAAGTGGTACAAGTGGCTCGTCTGGTACAAGTGGAAGCTCTGGTACAAGTGGCAGCAGTGGTACAAGCGGCGCAACTGGTGCGTCGGGTTCAAGTGGCACAAGTGGTACGGGTGGAAGCAGTGGAACCAGTGGTGCAACTGGAGCATCAGGTTCTAGTGGAACAAGTGGTACCAGTGGATCATCTGGAACGTCTGGTTCGGCTGGATCAAGCGGCAGTAGTGGAAGCAGCGGTGCTGGAACAATTTCTGGCGGTACAACGAGTTATGTTGCCAAGTATCTAAATTCAACAACGCTGACAACTGGTTCATTATTTGATGATGGTACAAATGTAAGTGTTGGCAAAACAACATCCGCGTCCGCCAAACTTGATGTAAATGGAAATGTACTTATCACAGGTTCACTTAATGTTACTCAGAATGTAACTGCATCAAACATTGTTGTCACAAATCTTTATGTTCAGACGATTACTGGTTCTGTTGAATTTATAACTGGTAGTACACAATTTGGATCATTACTAACCAACAAACATCAATTTACTGGTAGTGTTGAAATGACTGGATCTGGTTTGGATGTTATGGGCAGTGTTGGTATAGGAACATACACTCCAAATGAAAAACTTGAAGTTGTTGGAAATATCAGACTTACTGCCGGTGCATACATTGACTATATATCAGAATTAAGATATGTTGGCTCGGCATGGTTAACATACAATACTAGTACTGGTAAGATAACGATAAAGAATGCATCGGGAAATGGTGTGGCAATAGATGGTGGAAATGTTACCGTCGGAAAACAATCGGCAGCAAATGCTTTATTTGATATAGCCGGCAATACTATTATATCAGGTTCACTCAATATAACCTCTGGTGTAACAGGATCATTGCTTGGAACATCAAGTTATACACTTACGGCGAGCTATATAGATGGAGGAACGTTCTAATATGAAAATCAAAATCTATAAGGTTGCCTGATATATATATTTATGCCAGATAGAATATTACATAAAAGAAATACAACAATTGGAGCAGTTCCATCAACATCATCATTGATTGTTGGTGAATTGGCAATAAATGTTGCAGATGGAAAATTGTTTACTAGAAAATCTGGCAGTAGTTCCGATGTCGTTGTTTCATATCTTGGATCTGATGTATCAAATACAGGAAGTTATACCATTTCTGGTTCTCTTATAGTATCTGGTAATTTCTTAGCAACTGGAAACACTGGTAGTATTGCATTTTCAAGTAATGCGGACACTTTGGAAATAACTGGTTCTTTACTATTAAGTGGCTCAATGGTTGCCACGGGCAGTATATCAGTAAATGGTAGTGTAACCGCATCACTTCTTGGTACAGCTTCTTATGCATTAAATTCACTAACAGCGTCTTATGCTTTCAGTTACAGTGGAACGTCTGGAAGCAGTGGTACCGCTGGGTCAAGCGGAAGCAGTGGTAGTAGTGGAAGTGGTGGATCTTCTGGTTCAAGTGGAACGGGTGGATCAAGTGGCAGTAGTGGGACTGGTGGATCAAGTGGCAGTAGCGGTACTAGCGGTGCTGCTGGTACTTCGGGTTCAAGCGGCACGAGTGGAACTGGTGGTAGCAGCGGAACAAGTGGTGCGACAGGTGCATCTGGTTCAAGTGGAACCAGTGGAACTGGTGGTAGCAGCGGAACAAGTGGTGCAACTGGCGCGTCTGGTTCAAGTGGAACTAGTGGCACGGGTGGAAGCAGTGGAACAAGTGGTGCAACGGGTGCATCTGGTTCAAGCGGATCGTCTGGTTCAAGTGGAAGCGCGGGGACGAGTGGAAGTGCAGGAACAGGAGGGTCGTCTGGAAGCGCGGGTACTGGTGGAACGAGTGGAAGTAGCGGTACGAGCGGTACAAGTGGAACTGGTGGCAGTAGCGGCAGCAGTGGAACTTCTGGTAGTAGTGGAACGGGTGGAACCAGTGGTAGCAGTGGTACTACAGGAACAAGTGGTAGCAGTGGTAGTAGCGGCACAAGTGGAACTAGTGCATC